ATGGACAATTCTGTAACTTCATTTAACAATGGCAAGATGAAAGCAGCATTTTTTATCTTTGCCTCTGCGCTATCTCTCACAGCCTGCGGGTCCTGGACCCATCCCCAGTACACAGGCGACGCTGGCCGTGCGCAGTTTGAGCGCGACAAGGCTGATTGCGTGCAGTCCGCGCAAAGCAACGCGAAGGCGCAACCTGCTGCAGCTGTGCCTGCCAGCAACCGCCCCACAACTTACTCTGTTCACACGCAGGACATGGGAGGCGGCTACACCTCCGCGACCGTGACGCCCACCTCCCCCGCTGCCGGCGCTCCCGTGGCGAGCAAGTACGACGGCGGCGCGAAGAACGTGGCGCAAGTCGCATCTCGCGATGCGTGCCTGCGCGCCAAGGGGTGGAGCTTCTCCACCAGCAATTAAGGCTGCTCCGCCCCCGCCAAAGAATTGACGGCCTGCGCCCGCATGGTCTTGGGTACAGACTTGAGCACTCGCATGTCCTTGTCGGTCTGCGCCTGCTTAGCCCGGCTCTTGATGGTGGATGGATTGATCACTATCGGCGTGTCTGGATAGCGATCATTCCATTTGTCGCGCTCTGCCAGCGCTGCATCGAGCGCCTTCTGGTCGTTGTCGACCACGGCCTGGGTTAGCTTTCCAGCGATCTGCCCTTGGCGCTTGCGCAGCAGCGCGGCGTCCTGCATCAGCGGCCCGGTGCTGCGCGACTTCTCTGCGTTGGCGGTTGGGTTGAAGCCCAGGAGTTTGGTTACGCCGGCCGACTTAGGCAAGTCCATGACTTTGCGGCCGCGAGTGTCCGTGTTGTACCCCTTGGTCATGATCTCAACGCCGGCGGCTGCGTTGCGCACCGCCGTCGGGGCCAGATTCAACGCCGCCTTACCTGCGTTGCCCTCGTCCATGGCCCCCACTGCGTCGGAGGCCTGGCCCACCAGGGAGAAGATCGGGCCCAGCACCTCGGTAGACTCCCTGCTCTTCATCGAGTCTGAGTTTGAGGGGCGCAGCGCGCCGGTGCCGGGGATCAGGTTGCCCAGCCCCAGGCGGCCAGAGAAATCCAGCGGGAGCTGCGCGGACACGCCATACAGCGCCAGGTCGCCGAACGTTTTGCCCAGCATCGAGTACGCCCAGTCGCGCTTGTTGCGCTTCATGTTGGTGTTGAATCCCATCATTTGCCCGGCCGTGTCGATCAAGTCGTCCAGGTCCTGCGCGAATGGCAATCCCTCCTCACCTGACGCGAGGATCAGCACCGCCAGCATGGTCAGCGCAGCGCGCTTGCCACCGGGCCCAGCGCGGTACATGCGGTTGAGCAGCTCCAGGTAGGTCAGGCTGTACTGCTTGAAGGTGAACAGCAAGCGCCCAACAGTAGAACGCGCCAGGTTGGGGCGACTGACCTTGTTGTAGATACCCTGCGTCTGGTTCACAGCGCGCACGGCAAAGGCATAGGGGTCCTTTTGGCCTTGCTCCTTCGCCATGTTGTAGGCCGCGATGAACGACAGCCGGCGGTTGAAACCTTCGGCTGCAGCGAACATGGACCCCCAGAGGGTGAAGAAGGCCTGAGCTCGTGCGCGGGCCGAGTCGCCGCCCGCCTGCACCTTATCGCCCAGCCCAGGCACCTTGGCGGCCAGGCTCACCAGCTTGGCGGACAAGCCACGGGTGCCAGCGCTGTAGAGGTGGAAAATCTCCTGCGCGTCGACGATACCCTCTTGGCTGGCTCGCTTGAGCGCGGCACGCAATTCGGCATCGGCAATTTGCTTTCGGCCCATCGCGTAAGGTAGCGCCTTGGTGAGGTGCGGAACTGGGTTGCCAAACTGCACCAGGTACGGCGCGGTCATCATCACCGGCTGCGTCATATTCACGATGGCTGAGGCCACGTTGCCGCCCAGGAACCAGGCAAACGCCAAGCTGCTGGCCATCGCGCCACCGTCGTTGTTGTCGCTCATGAACTTGCGCAGAGCAATTGCCTCGTCGCGCACATCACCCTTTGCCTGTGGGATGTAGCGGATAGCGTTGTTGATGTCGCGGCTGAAATAGCGCTGGCTTGCCAGGCGGGCATTGCTGGTGATGAAGCTCGACAGGACGCGCGGCAGATCCGTGCTGTAGCCAGGCGTACCCTTGCGCTCAAGGCGGCGCTTCAAGGCGCTGCGCTCGGACAGTGCGGCTTCGTAGTATTTCTGTGTGACCGTGTCAAAGCCAACGATGTCGGCGAACAGAGCAACGGTTTCCGGCGTGATGCCCTGTAGCAGCTCGTGGCTGCGCTTGGAATCGTGCCCATGCTCGGTGAGGTACTGGGTTGCCGGATACTTGCGGCGCGCGGCCTTGAGCGCTGCATTGGCTTCGGCCTGCGTCTCAAACTTCTCAAAGAGCACAGTCTGGCGGTTACCCTCCGCGTCATAGGCGATCTGTCCATCCACGTCGAGCGCGGTGACGGTGACCGTGTAGTCACCGAAGCGCATCAGGGGCGCATAGCCCGCCTTGGCCAGGTTCTCAGCCGTGGCGAAGATCTGCCCCACCTTCGTGCGCGATTCCTGCATGCGCGTGATCTGCGCGCCGATGCTGGCTGCGATGTCCGGATCGCGCAGCGCCATGCCTTCCATCGCCTTGGTCGAAGTGTCGATTTGCTTGTCGAATTCCCCAAGGATCAGATCCTTGGCCTGGGCCGGGTTGTCCATGACCGAGCGGCGCGCTCCTTCGGGCAGATAGGAGCCGGCGATTGCGTAAGCCTCTGCAGCGGCCACCTCCATCAGGCTGGCGTCAATGGCGGCGCGGGCCTGGCTGTACGCGGCCACCGCCAAATCGTCCATCTTGAACTTCGAGCGCAACTCGGCCTCTGTGAACACCTTGCCGTCCATCACGTTCTCACCGGCCAGCGTGCCGGCAAACAGGGCAGCCGATGCCTTGCCAACGGGGGATTTGTCGCCCTGCCCCATCACCAGCTGCTTGAATGCCTCGGCCACACCGTCCACCTTCGGTAGAACCATCGGTGCCAACTCGGAGGGGCGCAGCGCGGTCAAGGAAACGGCAGACTGCTGCGCGTTGATCAGGCCGAAGACCTTCCCGAAGTGCTTGTCTTTCAGCGCCTTGTTGTACTGGGTGGACAGGCTCTTGTCGTACCAGTTGAATGACTTGAATCGCGCAGGCTGGGCTACGGCTTCGATGGCTTTGCCGCTTGCCGATTCCGCAATGCCTGCTGGCTCCTGGCTTGAATCCTTGCGGTTGAAACGAATGTCAGCGTTGGCCCGGTCGAAGTCGCCGTTGTTGCCGATGGCGCTCTTGATCTGCTCGGGGCGGAAGGCAACAATTTCCTTTTCGCCGCCCTTGTGCTCGATGATGATCCCGTCGTACCCCATCTTGGTGAGCGTATCGCGCACATGCTCGGTATCCATTTCCGCGCCTGGCTGGTCCATGACCCGCTCCACCACGCTGCGCGGTGCCGGGTTCTGGATGGACAGATAGACCTCCATCACGTTGCCCGAGCCTTGGGTGTAAGTCTCTGCGGCCGCGCGCGCGCTAGCGAAATAGAACCCGGTGCCCCAGTCTGTGTTGCCGTCGCCCTCGCCGCTGAATTCGTCACTGAATTCAGTGAACACCTCTGGGGAGCCGTGATAAACCACCATCGGCTCACCTTCACCGTCCACCACCTTGCTCTCGCCAAACCAGCGCTTGAACGCGGCGGTATCCGTCTGCTTTACATCTTGAGCGGAAGGCTCGCCATTGCCTTGATAAATGTTTTGCAATACACTTCGGATAGCTCCAACATTGTTTTTGGCGCCAGTGTGGTCCCCAGCTTCGGCTGTATCGCCCCTGGTCTTGAACGCCCCTTGTTGGAGCTTTTCTTTTAGCACCACCTCGTGCACATACAGACGGCTAGCGTGATCGTCTGATTTCACCAGCGCAATCTCAATCATCTCCTTGCCCGCCAGGTTGACCGGCGCGGCGATGTAGTAAACCATCCCAGCCCCGCGCGATCCGTCCATTGGTTCGCTGTGAATGATCTTGCCCTTTGACAGCACATCAGGTACAGCCGCGAAGGCATTGGCCTTGTCACGGCTGATGCCGTGCGAGATGCTGGACTTCACTGCCCGCTCGTCCAGTTGGACCGCGCCAATCCCCTCCACCTGGATGACCTGCTGACCTCGGTCGCGGAACCATTGCGGCACCTTGTCCGTGAGCTTCTGGCCATCGGGTGCAAACTCATCACCCTTGGTAGAAGCCACCGGCGCGCCATCGAGGAACCGGCGGACCCCATCCTTGCGATTGAAGTTCGGATCGATGCCTGCCTGCTTGTTCAACCGCGCCTGGTTCAGGTGATACTCGCCCATGACCTGGCCGGCAATCTCCATGACTGCCTTGAAGTCGGTTACAAAACGGTCTGTGCGCTTGCTGTAACCCAGCGTGGTGAGTGCCTTCTGGATCAAGCGGGCCACAGCCATTTGCACCTGGACCAGCAACTGCTTGTTGGACTTTCCGACAGCACGCCAGAAGTCAGGGTCCATAAAGCCATCGGAGAACACTTCGCCGACGAACTCCTCAATTTGCTGGTGAGGCTGGAGATGATTGGGAGCAACATCAGAGCCAAAGAACTTGGTTTCAAGTTCGTGCTCTTTGATGTAGGGCTCGATGGCGTCCAGCAGCCGGTCGTAAAGCGCTGGATTGGTCTTTGCCAGGATGTGGGCGAACTCATGTCCCAACACCGCGATATGCGGACGCTGGGAATCAACGTTCAGATAGATGGCTCCCTTGTACGTGACGCCATTGAAGTCCACCGCTTCTCCGCGGGAGTTAAGGGGCGCTCTTTCGGTAGGCCGGATTTGAACCTGAATAACCGGGAGGCCCAGCGACTGCGCCAGTGATAGAAGACTCTCGTCTCCAACGGTACGCCGTCCTTCCACGAGACGCGCATTTCCGAAATCGCCTCCAAGTCCGTCATTGAGAGCGTCGACAGCTCTCTGTGTATCTGGCGAAAGATCTGGAGTGGAGTTTTCTGGGTTGGCATCGCTGTCCTTGCGGCTGAACTTAGGCGCCTCAACGGCCTCGGACAAGTGCTCTTGGCGAATGAACCACTTGCCGCCCTTGTTCCAAGTATACGGATCGGCCGATTGTGCCTGCTCCTTGGTCAGGCCCGCGCGCCACACCCCGTGGAGAACCTTGCCTCGCTTGGTGACGTACGCCTCAATGGGCTCATCGCCTCTCCATGTTTTGTTCGCAGGCGCCGCACTGCCACGCTTGCTCTCTGCCACAACCTTCGCTTGGTCCGCAACGCTCGGCATTTCCTTGGCGCGAGCTGGCAGGCCAATATCCTCCAGTCGGTCGAACAGATCTGCAACACTGTCCACTGCAGTGAGGTTGATGTGGCGCGCTGAACCATAGGCGGCGCGCTTTTCCTCGCTCCCCTGCTTTTCCAGCACCACGATTCGGGCAGCGACCGCCGTGCCGGCGCGCTCAAATGCCACCCGTGGCAACGCAACGTCGGCCATCAGCACTGCGTCCGGGACAAGGCTATCGCCCTTGTCATTAGCGCCATAGAGCCAGTCGTTCAGCCGCTTATCGGCCGCCGGGCCGGTGGGGATCAGAGCTACCAGCCGGCCACCATCGCGCAGGTGCCCCCAGGCCTTGGCAACGTGCTCCATGGCTGTCTTGCCTCCCACGCCAAAAGGCGGGTTCATCACGATGGAATCAAACTTGTTGGACTTGGCCAAGTCCTCAAACACACCATCGACAACGCGGTCCTCGGCGGGATTGATGTTCAGTGCCAGGCGCGCGCGCAAGGTGCTCGACGGCTCCACCACAGTGCGCTTGACGGCATCCGGGAACCAGCGCGCAATGGCGCCATGGCCGGCGCTGGGCTCCAGCGCATCGTCACCGGGGCGCATGTCGGCCCACTGCACCATCTTCAACCCCACCGGCTCGGGGGTGGCGAAGTAGTCTGTCCCCTCCTGTGCCTTCGTCTTGGCGTTCTTTTTCTGTGTGCCGAAATAGTAGGCCTTGGCTCGATCCCATTCAGTGAGCGCACCATTGATCTGCCGATCGCGCGCCTTGCCGCCCTTGCCCTCGCCCTCGTGCCCCGGCTCGTAGTAGTCGCTCTCCTCAAACGCCTGGATGAAAGAATCCTTGAGCGCGCGCGCTTCTTCGCCCAGGCTCAGATTCTCGGCTGCGCTGGCCCGCCCGGCGATGGTGCCTGCGAAGGTGTGCTTCTCCCAGCTGGTGCCGGTGTTGAAGTAACGAATGATGGCGTCCGACACCTGGCCGGTGCGGTAAATGCGGCCTTCTTGCTGGATCGCCATGGTGGGTGCTGAGGGCTGCCCCAAGTTCACCAGCACGCGCTGATACTTCCCGGTCGTGTCGTGACCACTCCAGCCCGCATTTTTGGCAGACTGCACCAGAAGCACTGCGGGCAGCTCGGAGTCGTTGTTGAACTTCTTGTAGCGCTCGAGCATAGCCTTGGCTTTCTCGTCGCCGTTAACCGGCATGACCTGGTCTCCGAAAGCCCGCTTGTAAGCCTCAATGGGCGACAGCATGTTCTCCAAGCCAGAGGACAACAGGTCCTTGAACTCGCGGCGGAATTCCGACACTGCCCCGGCCAAGGCCGCGCGCTGGTCCACAGTCAGGGACCCGTATTCACCGAACTGCTCAACGGACACGTTGAACGGGTTGAAGCCACCACCCTTTTTGTAGTCGTGGAAGACAACTACCTTCCGGCCCATTTCGAGCTGCTTGCGAACATAGGGAATGCTGTGTTCCGCCTTGATGGCCTCCAGGAGATACCTGCGCGACAGGTAGTCGAATGACCCACGGATCAGCTTGCTGAGATTCTGATAGGTCCTCGGGTCGTTGCCCTCCGCCCGACCCTGCTCGTCCATCCACTGGAAAACTGCATCAATGCGGTTGCCCAGATCCGAATCGATCAGGACGAAACGGCGATCATAGTCAGCAGCAACATCCAGTACACGCGACGAAAGCACACCCTCGCGCTTGAGCCAGGTGTTGAAATTCCGCTGCATGAGGCCGCTGTCCACCCCTGCCTCGGGGGCGGTCAGCTTGTTGTAGCGCATGCGGTAGCCGAAGTGCTGCATCATGAACTGCTCGCGGCCGTTGCCGGAGTTGTATGCGGCGCCTTCTGCCTGGGGATACTCAAACAGGTATCCATTGGCCCAGTCCACCGTCTTCTCGTAGGCGAACGGCGTGGCCGACAGGAACAGCGCGCGGGGGCGCCTCTCCCCTTGATTGGCCGCCACAAAGGCCTTTTCCTGCTCGTAGAGGTCGCGCAGCTCCTTGTTCAAATCGTCAATCTTCTCCTGCAGGCGCGAGACATTAACCGCCTTGTCGCCGGCCTCCTCCGCCGCCTTGCGCTCCTCGCTCAGGCGGCGAACCTCCTCCAGCTTGTCGGCATTTTTGGCGCGGTGACGCGTCCAGGCTCCATCTGGATGGAGCGTCAGCGCGCGTACCATCCTGAGCGCATCGGTCTCCTTGGCGTCCTCGGACTGCATCAGCTTTTGGGCCTCATCGGCGACCACCAAATCCCAGTCGCGCGTACTCAGCTGATTGTTCTGGCCCACATTGGCATAGGTGGTTACAACCACGCCGCGACCAGCGTCTTTGGTGTCGGCCAGCGCAGTGATGCTGATGTTCAGGCGCTTGCCCGATTCGATCCAGTCGTTGAGCACCTTCTCGTCAGGAACCACCACCAGGATGTTGTCTTTGCCTTGTCGCACCTGGCGCGAGATAACACCCAACCCAGTGAAAGTCTTTCCGGTGCCAGTGCCGTTGGTGAACAGCATGCCGTAGCCATCTGGCTTGTCAAAGCGTGCCTCGGCCTTGACAACGTCGTCCTGCTGCCCAGGGAGCAGAGATGGCAGTGTGTCGCGGACATTTTGAATGCCGCGAGAAATGGGGGTGCTTAGTGCACCGCGCTGGCTTGTGCGGGCCTTAGCTGCTTCAAGGCCTGACGCAGCACTTCCTGCAACTGTCGCTGCTGGGATGGAGTCAGGCGGTATTCCTCCGATGCCAACATCACTGCCTCGCTCACGGAAACCACTTCCGGTAGCGATGCCCGCAAGTTCAGATAGCCCGTCTCCTGTATGAACGCGCTGATCGCCTCGTTCTCCATCAGGAGCGGCGCCACGATCCGGAACCCCAGAATCACGCTGTTGTCCGTCGTGTACTTCTCCGCGAACGCGTCCACCTTCGACTCGATCAGCTTGTCCATCTCGTCCGGATCCGCGCTCATCACCTCCCGCCAGAACGGATCCAGCGGCTGGCTGCGTGCTATCTGGTTCCAGATCGGGGCGGGTACTTGATGCATTGTCTTGTGCCTGTGTAGGTGTGTCTTGAAGTTTAGCCAATTCGGCGCGTACTGTCTCGGAAGAATCCATCCCCTCAATGGAGAGGTTGCTGTCTTCCATCATGTCGCGCGCGCCGTTGTACCAGCCCCGCAGGAACGGGCGAATCTTGCTCACGGGAGTGTCCAGGTCGCGGGCAATGGCCTGGGCAAAGTCGGCGAATTTGCGCGCGCCGGCCTCGATATGGAACACCGCGAGCTCGGTGCCGATCGCCAGCATCTCGGGATCGATGCCGGAATTGAGTTGGCCCAGTTTCTTTTTGAGGCGCTCGCGCAGCTCAGCCGCGCGGTCAGCAGTCACCAGCTTATTCGCGGCACCGTATGAGCTATCGGGTTGGGGGGTGCTTGAAACTTCGGCCTGTTCGCTAGGGCGGATAGTCGCGCCGTCGTTCGCAGGCGGATTCGCTGACTCCTGCACCTTGGCTCGCTCGACAGGTCCCCTCTCCAGCTCCTTGCGACTTGGCATTGTGGAGTGTTGGCGCCGCTGCTCATTGGGTACATCAACCCATGCATCACCCTGCTTGCGCACGGCCCGTACCGAGACCTTGGCGCTGGCCGTGTCTGACTGAGGCACATAGGAAATAACGCGATCGGTGCCGCCGCCATATGATTCAACGATGTTGCCTGGGGTGAAATACTCCGCTGTGGCTGCCTGCCTCTGCTTAGCCGTGAGGGGCTTGGTTTTCTTCCGAGCAGGAACCTTCTCAACTGGGGCAACAACCGTCTCCGTGTTGTCGACGGCATTCTGGCGGACCGCTTTGGTCGCGATCTCATCCCCAATGGATTGCCCCTGTGCGTCTGCCCCCGTGCGATCTGCAGCACCAAGAGCATCCTTCACCAAGTCCAGGCGGCGCTGCGTGAGCTTCTTGCCTGGGGTCACCGCCACCTTGTCGGCCTCGGCCTGAGTGATTCCAGAGCCCACCTGCATCAGCAGCGCGGCGCGGGCTTGCTGGCCCAGCGCATCCCAGCGCGCGCGCACCGGCAGTGGCTTGCCTTGCTCGGTTACGCTGGCAGTGGCGCTGCCTGGTGCGCTCTCGGTGACGGGCTGCGCCGACGCCGGGCGAGCCTCTCCAGAAATTTCCGCCTCGGGGAAGCCTAGCGAGCGCATGGCCTCTGCCTGGCTCACATTGCTCTCGCCAGACAGAGGATCACCAATATCCAGATCAGGGTCCTCGTCAACGGGCGCAACTTGCTCCTGCTGGGTCGCCCAGTCATAAGCAGCTCGGTCCGCCGCATCGCTGGCGTCATATGCGGCCTCTGGTGTGGCGGCTTCCTGGGGGGACTCCACGGCCTCGGGCGCTGGTAGCGCCTCCTGTTGTGGCTGGCCCTGCGCCTGGGCAGCCTGCTGGTCCAAGCCGTAGAACGCCGCAAGAGCTGCAGGATCTCCGCGATGCTGCTCCAACACGCGCAGCTCATTCAATTCTGCAGGGGTGAGCTGCTCGCCACCCTCTTCTACGTAGCTTCCATCCGCGTCCTGCACCACTTCGCCATCGCGCTTGGTGCGCAGGGTTTGGTAGCGCGAAGAAGCCAGGCTCAGCACTGCCTCGGTGTCCAACTGCCCTACTGGCGCATCAGCGGTCGTGCTTTGCTGCGCCAACTCGGCGGGTGGCTGGGCCACAGACGCCGCCTCAGCAGCAGGCTCTGCTTCCAATACCGGTTCCACACGGCCGTCGCCCGTGGGCGCAACGCGGACGGGCGCAGCCGTGTCTTCGGACGGATGACCCAGCTGTCCGAACTGTGCCCAGGCCGTCAAAGCCTTGTCCTTGGCCTTCATTGCCTCCGCTTCCATGATGCGCTCGGAAGGACCCTTCTCCGTCAGAAAGCTAGTGACCTTCCCAACTCCGCTGGTGCCGCCGGCCATAATGCCGCCCTGCATCAGCGTCTGAACGATGGTGTCCGCGACCTGGCCCAGGTAGTCGTTGAAAGTCGCGCCCCTGTTCAGGCCCATCTGGGTGAATTTGTCCGTTGCAAATTGCCCGGAAGTGGTCAGCACCTCGCCAGGGACTTCCTTGGACAGCGCGTGGAAAAGCAAACCCGCAATCTGGTCAGACGGCATGCCCTTCGCCGCGCCGCGGAGCGCATCGAGCTGGTGGCCCAGGCCAAAGCGCTCACCAATGACCTCAAATGCGGCGAACAGGCCAGCCCGCTTGGTGGCGTCGGCGACGGTCAGCTTCTTCTCCCGGCCCTCGGCATATTCCTGACCGAAGCTCTGCGCAGCAATGCCGCCCAGCACCAGGGCCTGGCCGCCCTTGATGGCCGCGCCACCCATCAGCAAAGGCAGCTGCTGGCCGATGGAGTTGATCGCGCCTTCCAGATTGCGCGCCATCATGTCTCCACGCTCACCGATGGCTGCAGTCTTTTGCCCAATCAGCTTGTTGTTGGCGCTTGCGAAATCCTTCGCGAGATCATCCGCCCCGGCCACGTCTGCCGCAAATTGTGACAGGCCAAGTGCGGTCTGGCCGATACCAAGAGCAGCCTTAGCGATCCCGCGCACTGCCGCGTTGTTCACGCCATTGCCTGGCTGGTTTGGATTGAACAGCTTGGCAGTCTCAAAGTCGAAATCGCTGTTGCCGATAGTGGGGTTGGCGAGTAGCTCTTTGCCCGCCGGCAGACCTTTGCGTGCAGCGTCGTTACCCATGGTCTCAGCGAACGCAGCTTGCTCGCCTGCGCGCATGAGTCGCTCACGGCGAGCCTCGGCACGCGTGTCAAGCGGCGCGGGCGCAAGCGCCTCCTGGTCTCGGCGCGCATCCACTGCGCCCATCTGCTCGGCACGCTGGCGGGCCACCAGCCCTTGCCAGCTGTCCTGAGACTCAAGAATCTTGCGCTGCTCCGGGGTTGCGGCGTCCCAAGCGCCTTGCACAGCCTGCCTCATCTCGGGCCGCAGTGGGATTCCCCCTGCATTGTTCGCCAGCGTAGGGCTGTTCGCTTGAATGTTCTCCCGAGTGAGCACCGAGCCAGCCTGCGCGGCGGGGTCGGCGGGCAGCTGTGGCTTCTTGCGCTGCATGTGGGGGAACACCCCAAATGCTGCCTGGCCAGTTTCCGTGGGCGCAGCCGTAGCCGCGGCGGGATCCTGTGCCAGAGGAAGCAAATCGCTGAGGAATTGAGTGCGCAGCGCATCGGCATCCGAGCCGGCGTGCGGCTGGATGAATGTGTCGAAATATGCTTCTTTGGCGCCGCGCTGCTGTTGCGCCGACATGGCGGCAAACTCTGGCTTCGATGCCAGCTCGGCCCAGGTGGGAATGGACTGCTCTTGCGCTGCGGGTTTCAGCTTCGCCAGCGCGGCCGACGCCATGCCAGCTGCGGCAACTCCCTTGCGGATGTAATCGGGATCCTCGGCATAGCCGCCCTGCTTGAGCGCGGTGAAATAGCTTCCGGCATCCTTGGTGCCCAGGACGTTTCGATAGCGGTCCTTACCGAGTAGACCGACGAAGTCATCAGCGAAGGCGTCACCATTCTCGTAAGCGCGGTACTTGTCCACGCTGCCGGTCATGTTGTCCTTGGCCGACACACCCCGGCCCGAGAAGTCCTTGATGTTGCCTAGATTGTTGGTCCCAGGAATGACTGACTTGCCCCACCCGGTCTCCAGGCCCCACTGCCCGATGATGGCGTCCACCGGCGCGCCGGTCTTCTCTGAGACCTTTTGCGCCATGGGAAGCACTTGCCCCACGAAATCGTCCACGTTCTTGGATGGCTTGGAACCAACAGTGGAGAGACCTGCAGGCGGGCTGTATTCGGGGATTGCAGGAGCAGCAGCCTGCTGCACCTCATTGGAAAAGTCAGCGAGCGCCTGAGCATTGCTGAGGCTTGCGGCCAGAGTGTTGATGTTGAGTTCAGTGTTCTGGCCGTTTTGCTGCATGTATCAACCTACTAAGGGAGTCCCATCAATCGCCGAAGGTCGGCATTTGTCGGGGCCATAGTAGGTTGGGCTGGCTTACTCGTACTAGTGCTCGCGTCAGGCGGCGCAGCCGGCGCCACCTTGCCACTGCCTGCAGTCTGGATCTGGTCATACAGCTCACTGGCTGCAGCTACATCCGCTTGCGTAGGCTTGAATCGGCCGGTCAAATCAGCCTTTGCACGATCTGCCAGGTTGCGAGCAATGAAGTCCTGGCGACTCATGCTCTTGCCCTGCTGGATCTGGTCAATGGCCCGGGAAACGGGTATGCCTTGAACGCCCGCAATGTATTCCGCATCGCGCTGCAGCGGCCCCATCCTCGCCCCCGCGACCTTGGCCTGAGACTCGGGCGCCGTGAAGACCGGGCGCGGCACGCCGTCTGCGCCGGTGCGCACCAAGGTGGCCCCTGGCGCTACCGACTTGAGCTCGGACTTCTTGCCCAGGTTCAACTGTTGCTGCAATTGCGTCAGGGTACTGGCGGGCATCGGCGGGATGTCCGCGATGATCTGGCCAGAGGAGTCCACAACCGCCAGCGCCTTCTGTCCGTTCACATCGATCATTCTGGCGCCGGCCACGTCTTCGCGCAGTGGCTTGCCAGAGAGCGCCGAATGCGCATCAGCCACTGAGCGTCCGAGCAATGTGGAATCCCCGCTGTTCAAGGCCTGCACAACGCCCTGCAGCGCTTGCAAGCCACCCGCAGAGGCGCCTGCAGCCGCCTTGCCCAGATTGGCATTGTTGTTGAGAGGGGCTGTTTTCTCCAAGCCCTGTTGCACCGTGAGCCCGGTGCGAGCCTTAGAGGCGTCGATCAGGTCATAGGTTGGACGGTTTGCTTGATTGGATTGAGCCTGCGCCAGGCTAAGACCGGCATTGAGATCATTGGTCTGCTCCACCACGGGGCTGCGCGCCGTGGCCGCCTTGGCCTGAGCGAGGCCCAGACGCCCGCGCTCCCCCTCCCCCTCGGCCGCTATCCGGCTGTTTTCCTGCCGCAGGGGGCGCAGATCCTCCTTGTCACCGAGGTCTCCGAGCTCAGAATCAGTGCGAGCGTTGGCGAGCGTAGCCAAACCTGGGGTGGTGTCGACGATGTACTGGTTCCTGGCCTTTCGCGCAGCCAGGTCCGATTGGAACTGCTGAGACTCGCGGAACCCCTTCAAGGCGGCGAGCCCCGCCAATGCATTAAATCCCATGATCGCCTCGCTTAAAAGAATGCGCCAACAACACTGCCCAGGAGATTGCCCATTCCCGAGCTCTCTTGCTGATTGGCCTGCGCCTGGCTGGCGGCCGCGTTGTAACCGCTACCCAGTGAGCTGCTCGCAACACCCGCCAGGTTATTGCCCAGGCCCAGCGCCTGGGTCTTCCGGGACCAAGCCGTGTCTTGCACCCCCTTGCGGGCGGCATTCTGGGTAACTGCGCCATTGGCGGCCTGCGCCAGGTTGAGCCCTACCATGCCGGCCTGATATGCGCCGCTGCTGGGATCCATGCCTGGGGTCCGGGTCAGCCGAGACTGTGCCTTGGCAAACTCGGTGGCATTCGTAGCCGCTGCATCGCCTGCCGCGCGCGCATAGTTCTCTGCGCTGTCGTAATTCATCGCATCGCCGACGACCGCCTGATTCAGCGGAATGTAGGTCTGCTCGTAGAGGTCTGCCAGTCCCGAGCCGAACTGGTTCAGCCGGGCCGATGCGGCATTGGCCTTGCCTGAGCTGCCATCATCGGCGAGCATGCCGCCGACAATTGTTGCACCTGCACTCGCTACGATTCCCCAAGACATGGTCTTACCTCCTGCACAGCTTCCAGCTGCGCGAATTCGTCGTATTCCTCATAGGACTGAGCAACGCACTCAGCCTCGATCGCCACCAGGTCGGTGTTGTCTGTTCCGTGGATAGTCAACCAGCGACTGTCGGTGTGCGCGTATCCTGCCCGTTTGATCCCCGGGAAGGCCTCCACCACCTCGCCCGGCTTGATGCGCTTCAACCCGGTTTCGGTCAGCACTGACATATCTCCGCTGAGCAAGATGTTCAGCGTCTTGTGCTTGTGGATCTTGCCCACGACGACGACCCCGGCCGGAACCTTCATCTCCCGCGCATAGATCCGGTGCGCAAAGTGATGCTCGGTGTGGAGCTCTACCTGACTATCTTTGTCGGCAAGCATCGCCTCCTGCAAGCGCATCAGCTTTGAGCGCATAGTGGGATCAGGCGTGCGTGCGATCTCTGAGGTCATGGGCTGCATGCTATCCATCCTCCGCTACTCGTGTGGCGCCTCTGGCCACACCAATGCAGCCGGGTCCGGCTGCGCGGTGATGTCGCGCAGCGCCTGCCTGTACGCTCGCCACTCAGCGGCGAGAGGAATACCCGACTCCGCAGCTGCTGACGCGCGCCAATCGCAGGCAGCCAGCAACTCATCGCGTTTAAACCGAGCTTGCGCCCAGGCCTCCTCGACAGACAACGGCATTTCATCCCAGGTGCAGGTCAAGATGTTCCACCGGTGGCGCGCGGATGGGCAGGCGCCAATCGGCCAGCCGGGCGGCTCTCCGTTCTCGACGATGGCTCCATCCGGAAACACGGCACAACCAACGGTACCAAAGGCCAATAGATAGACGCCGTCGTGGGCGTAGTGCATCGCGCTGTTCATCGTTTGGCCCCTATGGCAAAGAGCATGGCATTGTTGATGGCACTGGGCGTGTCGCCCTCAAATTGCAGGGTTAGCCTGGTGGTCGATCCCGCATTCGCATAAAACGCGTAGGCGTGCGAAACCGTGATGTAGCCGGTGTCCACCTCGTACCCCGCCACCGAGCCGCCGTTGACAAGAAGCCTCGTTCCTGTTTTCCGGAAACCTGAGCCATAGGTAATCAGGGCCGACGCGTGCACATACACCCAGCCAGGGTAGTCCATCGTGATGTTCAGCGTCACGACATCAAACCAAACACCAAAACCAGCCCCAGAGCGCCCTGAGGGGTTGGAACTGAACATGGGCACGGTGACCGCATTGCCCTGGATCAACAGCGTGTCCACCTGGGCGAGGCCAATCTTCGCCGTGGTGATCGTGCCATTCGCAATCATGGCATCCTCGATGTAGACACCGGCGGGCGCGACCTTGCCGTTCAACGTCCTAGGGGTGGTGTAGACCACGAACGGGACAGCGTTGCCGTTGTTGGGCGATCCGATGGCAAACCTGTCCGCACGCACAATGAACGTCGAGACCGTGGCCCCGTTGTTCGCCTCGCTCATCAGTCCGAAGCCAGACACATGCCCGTTCAAGTCCACCTTGATGGTGTACTTGGCCATCATCTGCCCATCAACAGTCGCGCGGGCGGCCGTCTCCTGCTGGATGAGCGCAGTGTTGTTGCCGACCTTCACCTGCAAGTCGATCAACGACTGTGCATAGGCGGCCACGTTGCTCGCCATGGTGGTGTATTTCTGCTGCAGCAATGCATAGTTGCCATTGATGACTGCGTACTGCTGCTCGGTACGGACAATGATCGCGTTGTCCGCGCTCACGCGCTCCTGCCGCTCCTGGAAGAAGTTAACCCCGTTCTTGCTGATGTCGATATTGATCAGTTCGATGCGCTCGCCCAGTTCCTTCCAGAGCAAGGAATTGCGAATATCGTTTTGCACCTGGTTGATGAGGCCGGGAACGTCCGAGGGCTTAAGCACCTGTGGCGCTGAGGTGCCCGTCTTCTTCATGGTCTCGGTGGCCGAGGCAATGTCGATTCCGGCGATCTTGAGATCTGCCCGCGTGACGAACTGCTGGTCACCTTCACCGGTGGTGCCATTGCGCACGTTCTGGCCAGTGGCCATATCCTGCAGCACCTTGCGTACATTGGGGTCAGCAATGGCGTTCAGGGCCGTCTGGCTGATGGCCGGAACCCCTTGGTGCCGTTTATTTGGACTGATCATAGGCCAGCCAGCTCCCGCGCCTTCTCAGCCACTCGCAGCTCGCGAAAGCGCCCTTGCCCCGAGACCTCGATTTTCCAACGGTCGGCCATGAAGCCGGCCGGCAGCCTAAAGTCCGAGACCTTGCGGGTTATCAACTCGGTGTGCCGTAGCACATCGTCCGCGTAGAACTTCACCGTCCAGTTGCCCGAGGCCACCACCTGGGCGTACCCGAAATTGAGCGGGCGCGTCAAAACCATCTCCCGCGAACCCCAGCGGCATTGCTGCTCGTCGCCGGAGTGGAAGGCGTACACCTTGGCGCCAACCACGTAGTAGAGCTGGTCAGCCAGCAGGCCCGTAAAAGTGCATTGGGCTTTGAACCCGGGCACGTCGGTCATAGTGCCACCCGCCTCGTCGAAGCGGATGACAAAAGGTATGGTCGTGTTGTCAGGGGTGTAAGCCAGCAGGCGGCCGTCGTTCATGCCGAAACGCAAGGCCTTGAGGTCGCCGTTCGTGAACCTGGCGCGCCACACCTCGCGCGTGAAAAACAGTTGCGAGTCAGCCAGGCTAGCGGTGGCACCGGTGATGGTCACCAAGCCGTCCGGGCTTGCGTAGATGACTCGCCCGGACACGTTGATGATGCTCCACTTATTGACCCCGGCCTGCTCAACATTGAGCTGGCTGACAGTCATGGCATCCGGCGAGATGCCCTCCACCAAATACGGCTGCGTGCGCGTCGTCACGATGGCGCCGGTGCCCACCGCGCAGGCGCCGACTACCTGGCTGCGCAAGGGCTTCACATTCGCGGGGCTCCAGGCCCAGGGGCGGTACGCCTCCGAGAAATGAACCTCGTTCTCCCGCATGGCCATCAGGATCCCATTAGGCAGGAGCGTGAGGTTGCGTAGTTCTTGCGATGGCGGGTAGCTGTAGAGAGAGCTCAGTTCCTCATTGAGCTCGGCGCCGGCCTTTGAATCCCGAAAGCTGAGCGTCTTAGGACCCGCCGCGCCCGATGTGTAGACACTGTCAACATAGTAGTAGCTGGCAATGGTGGTGCCGCTAGCGGTCCGGTACACGCGGATTTCGGTCACCGGCACAAAGCCGCTCACATCATCCAGCGTGAGCGCAATATCGACAACGCTGGTTGGTGTCGCGTCCAGCGACAGCGGGTCTGAGGGCGGGCCCTCCTCGTTGTACTGGTTGACGTATGTGTAAACGTAGGCGCGCGACTCCATGTCCTTCTCTTCTGCGCCGGCCACCAGCTGAGCGTCGAACATGTTGTCGTGGTCTTCGACCTTGGCCAGCGATAGATCGATGTATTGCTGGGCAACGTAAAAGCTGGAGTTGCTGGTATAGATGTCGAGATACAGCTCGCCGGTGGCCTTGTCCTTTGCGACGATGCGCAGCACCTCAAACGCGTCATTCGGAGTGGCCTGGTCTGCTGGGACCTGCGTTTCGTTCGATGTCTCGTTTTCCAGCTCAGGCTTTGCGCACGGCGCCCAGTGAGTGCCTGTGAACGTGTACCAGACATCCGAGGGGCTCGTATGGTAGTAAGCCTGCAGGCGCCCCTGGCCGGGCTCTGGAAAACCGGCGTTGTCGTTGATGGAGTAGATCGGCCAGCCGTTGGCCGCATACTGCAAGCCTGGGATGCGGTTCCCAGTAACGGCGGCTGTGGATTTGACCTTTTTCTTTGGAGCCGTGAACCTGATTTTTGTGAGATACCCGCTCGCGTCAAACGTTGGCGTTACTGCGATATTGCCCTCTTGGTACTTTACGTTTGCATCCTCGTAATGGAAGATGTACTCAATGCTGTGCTTATCGCGATTGACGCGGCGAATCTGAAGCCCGCCTCCGGCAGGGATCAGCGGCGCGGTCTTTGGGCGCGGAACGCCCACCTTGAAGGATGTACCAGGCACGCCGCCTGTAGGCTTGGTGCCCGCGCGATCCGTCACCCTTACACCGTCTTCACCGGTGTAATACAGGCGCCTGTACTGGTCGTTGGCAATGGGGGAGCGCACCGCATCGACGTCGCCGGGCCAAGAGTAAAAAGTGAGTCCGTCCTCAGTCCAAAGGCTTGAAGGCTGGTTGCTCATCGAGTTGATGAGAAAGCCACCCTTCATGTTGCGGAGCTCACCATAGGCGAAGTCGCAATTCTCCGCCAAGGTCGCGGCCGTTTCGGGCAACAGCGACTCCTGGACCCTTGGGTAGATGCCGGTGAACTTGTTCATGATGAACCCGGCCATGGCTCACTCCAGTGGCGCGAGACCGGTGGTGGTGGCTTCCCAGGCCACCTTGCGCCAGTTCTTGCCCCACTCCCTTGTCATAGCCTCGTCGCCGTTGTCGCGAAGCTGCTGCATCACCCAGGCCGCATGGCGGCGCTTCTCCTCGCGCTCTTTAAATGCCACGTCCTTGCGTTTTGCCCACACCGAAACAAGGCCGGTGAGGATCGTAAAAATAGCGCCAATGATGATGCCCATGGTATCCACCGAAAGACTCGAAAACCAGGTCGGCGCGACCCCGGCATCCGTTGCAGCTTTGGCTACGCCACCAGTGAAGGTAAAACCTCCAATGGCATAGTTGGCTCCAGCAGAAATACGGCCGATTACAAAAGCGCGGCTCTCATTGAGAAGGGACTTGAGCGACATTGTTCTACCCTCTCCCAGGCAGCACGGAATAAGTTAAAGGTGCGCGCAAGTCGAATCCGGGGATCGGATACCACTGCTGCACACCATCCCGAAACACATTGTCTATTTCGTAGCCAACTCGTACATTCAAGCCAAATCGCCCAATCAAGGGGCGAAAGGCGGTGAGCTGCCAGGCTTCGCCGCAGCGGCGCAGCTGAATCGTGTCGTCCGCATTGCGCCAGACCTGCACGGAGTCCGCTCCGGCCGACACATCCACCGGCATCCCAAGACGGTAGGCGAGGCCCTCACCGGCATTGCGGCGATACCAGTCTTTACGGGCCTTGGTGCTGCGCGGGTGGTTGCCCTTGCTCCAATAGCAGGCCTCGACGGCGCGCTGGTATTCCCCTGAGGCGGGGTCCTCGTTGAGCCATTGCCCAGGCTCTGGCCGGTGGGTGGCGTCGTTCCAAGGAACGTTGTCGCCATGTGCTGTGATATTTCCCATCGGGGCGATGTCTTGATCCAGAAGATCGGGCCGCACATCAATCAGGCGCTCGCTCTTCCATGTCAGCATCTTGGCGATCTTGCCGGCCTTGAAGAGACGCACCTTCCATTTCGCCCATAGCAAGCCACGGGCTCGTTTTTCTGCGTCCTGCAGCGCGGCAAGCGCACTGGGTTGCAACGCCGAGGGCAATCCGGTGCGCGCAATAAGTTTGGCGATGTTCATGCAGCTCCTTAGATGGTGATCTGTTGGCCAGCAATGAACATCTCGTCCAGCGCACTTTCAGTCAGACCCAGGGCAGCGGCTGCTTTGGTCAAGAAAGGAGAGCCGTACCGGTTCCAGTTGGTGGTGTGGTTCCAAGCCAGGTCTGCCCACATGGCTTCTTCCTGGTCGGTGATCTGGGCAATGTAGGCCTCGACGGCTGGGGTCAGGTCGCGCAACCCTAGGATGGCGCGTCCCTGAGCCCGACTGATCTGCGCCGGCACGCGGGCGCGGCGCTTTTCTTCGGCAATCTGCTCGGCTGTCTTGAGCTGGCCCCAGTCGATGTTAAGCATTGGGCACCTCGTCGGTAGGCAAGGGCACGCGGCCATCAGCGGGGTTGAGGATCGGCTGAGGGAAGGTGCAGCTCTCGGGCGCGTCCCAAGCGATTGGCAGCAGCAGGGTCAACTGCAGCTCGCCACCTTCGCGGCGCACGTTACCGATGATGAATTCGCAGTCCACGGCGGCCGCTGGCAACACACCGTTATCGGGTAGAGGTGTGAAATCAAAGGCTATACCGTTAATCGCCAGGGTGTCGCCCGACTTGGTTAGCATGACCTCACCTTCACGCACCTGAGGGGATAGATTTATGCGCATTTAAAACCACCTTCCAATACCAATTACGGCTGCGTAGATAGCATCATCAAGAGTGACCCCAGCAGCTCTTTTTATAGATACCGCCAATGTGAAGTCGTTAGTCGTCCGCCAAGAAACAGTATTGGCGACAAAATCCCCTGGAAAATATGAAGCCCCTGAACCATAGATGTGCGGCAATGAAATTTCTGTGTACATCGAAAACGCGGCGGGCCACACATTTGTGTAGATGGCTGATGAGCCCAGGCCTACAGCTTGAATAAACGTCCCCGAAGGAATGGTGATGTATTTCCAGCAAATCTGCGTTCCATCCGCAAGGCGAACAAACTCGCCGTTAGCATTGTTTCCACGCTGAAAAATGGCGCCATTTGGCACCCCGCCTGATTGAGACACCGCGCCCACAATGGCGGCAACTGCGGCTGACCCGAGCCCAAGTGCAGTGCGAACTTGTGCCGTAGTCGTTGCCGCAATACCGGTGCCTCCACCAGCGAGCGGGGTAACTCCAGTGTGGTTGGCGCGATTTAACAGCTGTGCATCACTGCTGTTGGCTGTTGCGCCACCAGAGATGCCAGCCAGCTTCGCCTTTTCTGCGGCCGTGAAGTCGTTTGAGGACAGCCCTTTACCTGCCTCAGTGCCAACCTTGGCATCCAATGTCGGCTGCAAGTTTTCAATGGTCGCGATTGCCTGTGTTCCGGTGTGCGTGCTACGGTCGCGCAGCTGTGCGTCGGTCGCATTCTTCGTGGCCTGCTCTGCAATGGCACCAAGCTTAGTTGCTTCAGCGGTCGAATAGTCGTTAGTACTGAGGCCCTTACCGGCGACCTTTTCCACCTTGCTGTCGAGCGCCGCCTGCAGACCAGTAACTGTTGCTATTGACTGCGTGCCGGTGTGAGTCGTGCGATCGCGTAGTTGGGCATCACTGGCGTTAGCGGTTGCACCTGCGGCTATACCGGCCAGTTTGTTCCGATCATCGGTTGAGTAGTCCTGAGTGGACAAGCCCTTGCCGGTGACCTTGTCAACCTTGGTATCGAGGCCTGACTGCATTGCTGCCGTCTGCACAAAGTTCGTCAGTCCCTGAGCGGTTACCCTCATGCCCAGATAGTCGCCAGGCATGTAGCTTTGCGCCTGCGTCCCCTCTTGGCCTCGCTGCACATAGATACGCAGCTCGTTCACAATCGAGCTATCAACGGCCAGCACCTTGATAATCTCGATGTTGCTCTCAACAGAGCCTGACTTTTTAAACCCGGTGATGGTGTACCAGTTCCCATCATTCAAGGGAGCCAAATACACCGCCGCGCCAGAGCTGATGCGCAAGATGCCGTAGTCCAGCTCGTTGTCCGGATCACCTGTCGTTGGTGCTGACTTGACCGGCGCAGTGAACTGAGACTGAAAGTTGTTGATAAAGATCTGCTTGGCCATTTCAGTCATCCTTAACCGTCATCGTGAACTCGTTTTCTTTCTCACGGCCGTCGCTGGTTACGGCGAGAACGGTGATCTTGTAGCGGCCTACCAGTGGCTTGATGCACCACACTTTTACGCGCTGGTGCTGCACTGCGAACGACCGCCCGAAGCCCGAATAAGGCACCTCCGAGCCATCGGCCAGGCTCTGCACCTTCACAGTGGCTGAGGTGATCGTGTCGTCGATGGGCAAGAACTCCGAGAAGTCCATGTCGTAATCGAGGGTCTCGGAGGGTTGCTGCGTGAATTTGCCAATGATTGCCATCAGCCCACCTTCATTTCTCTGTCTTGGTACGGCACGTACATCACACGAATGTCGGGCGCGTCTTCGTCGTACGGGATCTGCTTGATAGTGTCCCCAGACACCGTTACTCGTACCCGCATCGTGAATGGCACGACGGTGCGGAATCTCTCGTAGCTGCGCACCGCAGCCAGGCGCAGTGCCACAGCTGGTGAGATGGCAAGCGGGCCCAGCGGGGTGTAAGTCTTGAAGTTCGGCGTGAGGTCCGCCCGAGGGGTAATCGCTACCCTGCCCTGGCTGATGTTCCGCCTCGGAAACACCGTCACATGGGGCACCAGCAGCACCCTTTGCGCAAAGGTCAGCTTTGTGCGCGAGCGATTGGTCCCGAGGATGGTGAGCTGCGCGGTGGGCGCAATGACGGTCCGGCCGCTGCGAACCAATGTTTTCCACAGCGAAACCAGTTCAGCCCTGGCGGTGAACTCCACCGGCGCGCGCGCTCGCACCCGCCCATTTGGCCGCAACACTGCAGCCATATTGAACGTGGTGCTGACACGCTGAATCGAGTCTTCTACCAGCTCGTTTATCAGCGCGGCGTTGATGCTCTCGCTGTTCATCCTGGTGCGCGACCGATCAGAGGAAGTTCAGCATCAAATCGCCGCTGAGCTGCGAAGAGTCGATGAAGTAGACATCGTTGATGTTGAGCAGTTTGGGAGCCGGCAGCGCTTCACTGAAAATCAAGTTTCCACCCGTGAGCGCATCCACCACACCGATGTGGGTCACCGTGACAGCCGCTCCCGTCACTGGCGCGAACTCGGCGCGCTCAGTGTTGAATGTGCTGCCGTTGTTCGCCGTTGCGAACGTGGGCGCCTGGATGCGCGTGTACCAGCTGCCGGTCACCTCAGTGCCAGCCGTGAACGAATCGGTGGGGTCAGCCTTGAACAGCGCCAGGTAACGCCCCGGCACGCCAGGCATCGCGATGCCCTTGCACCAGAAATTGGCAGTTGCGTTGGCGGCGTAGGTAGAAAATCCAGACATCTGTTATGCCTCCGGTTTTGCTTGTTGCAGGCCGACATCGGCCGCGAATGCTTGATAAAAACTGCCCGCTTTCGAGTCCGAGGCGGCCTCGGTATCCTTGCTGTGCGCGCGGAAGCACACCCAGTTGAGGAGCGCGCCGCGGTGCGTGTCGGGGATGGAAATGGGCTGCCCAGCCGTGATGTCTGGTGGGACCGCGCTGTATGTCATCAGGACGAAGCCGGTGCCGGTGTTTGCAGGCCACACCCAGAACTGCTCACGGATGTGCGGGTCAGGCATGAAGTGCACGACTTCAAGCTGGGCCTTGTCGGCGGGCCACCGCGCACGGGACTGGTCCAGGTAGTCGCGGGAGGTGGCGCGAATGCGCCTCCCCGGCGTCGCGCCATTGATACCCAGGTTGTAGGCCAGGTCCAGCACTGTGATGGCCCCAGCCGGTGCGCGCTGCAGCACCCCCTGTGCCAGCTTCTGAGGCTCAGTCTTCGTGTAGGCCTGCGGTACCGCGTTGACAACCTGCGTCTGCGCTTCGTTGAGCCATCCCAGCAGCTCCGGTTGGGTCCAGCGCGTGTTGCTCTGGTCCTGCAGGATGATGGATGCCTGGTCGATGAGGCGCTGCGCCACGATGGTTCCCATGCTGACGCTCCTCAGTGCCTGCTGCGCGTGCGCAGCGGTGCGCGGGCGCGGTTGGTGATGGCGCCCGCCTGGGCGTTGTGCATTGCGCCGTGGAACAGCTGCCGGTGCAGCGCGCCCAGCTCGGGAGCGGTCCAAGGTTTGCCGGGCATCAGCATCAGGCGCGCCAGGGCGCCATCAACGATTCGTTCCCCCCACTTGGCCCAGATCCACCCCGGGACGGTTGTGGCCGTACGGGATGGCTGCAGCGCCAGGTCGATCTCAAGCACGCCAGCCTGGCTGGTGACCGGCACGGGATGCAGTAGCACCTGCTCGGTGTCGTTCTGTGCCCAGAAGCGCGGTGCGCCAGTGGGGTCCCCGTACTCAACCTCATCGAGCCATTTACCCTGGTTGGCCGGAGCCAGCGCTTTTCCGCGATAGCGCACGGCCAGCACCCTCACCACAGCGGCACCCATGTCCGGCTCAAGCTCCACCGCGCGCTGACCGGCGGTCAAGCTGGCGTCCTCTTGCGTGTATGTCCACACGCCGGAGGTGCTGCAGAACTCGATGGCCGCGTTGCGGATAGCCAGCTCGGTTACGGGCGAGGACGGGTCGGCGGCCAGGTGCGGCAGCACATCGTCTACAGCGTCAGCGAGGGTGAAGGCGGCCATATCAGTCTGCCGCTTTGATCGACGGGTCTACGACTGCGCCTTCGGCCTCCAACTCACGCACCTGGTCCAGCAGGTCGGCCGTGGCCTTACCCTTGAGGACCTTGTCGAACTTGCGCTTGGCGTACTCGCGCAGCTCACCGGCGGTGAACTTCTCCAGCGGCTTGTTTTCGGCAGCCACCTGCAGCGCGTCCTTCGCGGGCGGCTCACTGCCATCCACCAGGCGGAACTCGCTGGGGTGGCGCAGTAGCGCAGCGGCTTGGGCGTCTGAGACTCCCGCGACGGCGCCCTTACCCTTCCAGGTCTTGCCGCTATGCGCCACGCGATCCGTGACGAAGGGCTTGCGGCCGATGTATTCGATTGATGGCATGTGTGCTCCTTACAAGAAAGCCCGCACCACGCGAGGCGGTGCAGGCGTTCACGGGCTGGGCTTAGATGCCCTCGGGGGACTGCAGAACGGTCAGGTCCAGGCGGCCGGTGGCAGCCGCGCCAGTGACGGTCGCCGTCACGAAATAGCGGACCTTCTTTTTCACCGGGGCGGCGGCGCTGCGCGCTACGCCGGCGGCGGCCGTATCGGTGGCGGCCAGCAGGATCGCGGCGTCTTCCGCGAAGGCGGTGCCGTCGAACGCCTCGATGCCGATCGACACCTTGCTGCCAGCGCCCAGGGCGCCGTACACCAGCTTGGCGTCGTGGATCTTGGTGCCGGCGGAGAAGTCCAGCAGGCGGATCTTGGTGCCCGCAGCTGCAGCGTTCAGGGTGACATACCCATGTTCAGCAGCCAGGCCACGGTCGCCAACGTACTGCACGCTGTCCAGGGAGGGAGCATTGATAGTTGCCATGATCTAATCTCGATTCTGGGAGGCAATGCCTCCCGTTATTGATTGACGAATTGAGCCAGGCTCAAGTTACGAGGCGAGCAAAGCCCGGCCTTCGGCGGATTCGATGGCGGGTGCGTAGGAGTCGAACACCGCGCAGCCGTGGTCGGTCACCACGCCGTCGATCTCGAAGCGGATCTTGGCGGTGCCACCCATGTCGCCCGCAACGATCTCGATCACGTTACCGTGGTCGGTCTTTTCTTCCGACCAGTCGTAGAAGTACGCGCTCTCGCCACCGCTGCGACCGTAGGCGCGGCCCAAAGCCTGCGCGCCGACGATGATCGAACGGTCAGTGGGGACTGCAGCAGTCTTTTCCACTGGCGTGAACTTGCCGCCGGTGCCCTGGTCCACTTGCACCTTGGAGCCCACGTCAAAGCGGATGGCATAGCGCTTGAGCGTGGCGATCAGCATGCCGCCCCACATGATGGTTTCCATGTTGTCGAACAGCGGGTGCTTTGCACCTGGCACTTTGCGGGCCACTGCGTCTGCCACAGCCTTTGCCCACTGCGAGGTAGTGCCGCGCTGCTTGAGGTACAGGAACTGCCGCTCGGACACAAACCACACGTAGAGAGGCGAGTTCCAGTACTTGTCGTCGTTCTCGTACTTGATGCCTTGCAATGGCACAGTGGACTCGCGAATCTGCGAGCCAACCCGCTCGATGTCCGTGAAGGTCATCGCATCGGTGGTGGCCAGCTCATCCACGCTGGTGGCGTCACCGGCGTAGAACTGGCGGTTTTTGGTGGGCGCCTGGACATCATTGACCATGATGCCGTTGAAGTCCTCGTCTGAGTCTTGCGGCACAACCCAGTCGGAATGGTTCTGGGTGCCACGGGCGCCGGCCAGCTGCACCAGCGTGCGCTGATCTTCCAGGCGGCCCATGTAATCGGTCAAGCCGGTCATCACCACATCGCGCAGGTTGTGCACGGTGCGTTTCTGGGACATCTTGCCGCCGTTGTCAGCACCGGCGCGCGTCTGGTTGATCCAGATGTCCATGCTGGAGCTCGACGTCTTCATCATCTTGCCCTGCACGCGGGTGTCACCCATGACAGGCTTGCCGCGCAGAGGGTTGAACAGGTCGATGCTGACACGATCACCTGCGGTCTTGGACAGGTCGCCGGCTTTAACCACCGGATAACCCGGTGCAGTCTGGTCCTTGGCCTTGCTGCCGAATTCCGCGTTCTTGGGCATCGGGCCCGAGAGCATGTTCAGGAAGCCGGGAGCCTGCTGCACCTTGGTGAACAGACCTGCGGAGAAGACTTTCGCAGCCAGTGGGCTGCCGATTGGGATGGAATTTGCTGCCATAGTGATTTACCTCAATTCACAACTTTGCGAAATACGCCGCCTGCTCGGCTGGCGACATGCTCTGCAGCTTTTGCGCGATCTGCGCTGCTGACAGGTTCTGTATTTCGTCGATTGCCGTTTCTTTCGGCGCGGCGCCTGCCGGGAACTGCTGCAGCGATGCGGGCATTTCGGAGTGCTGCTCCTTTGCCTTTGCCACAGCGGCTGCCTTGAGGTCTGCCGCGCCTGCCTTGGTAGTACCGAGGTCAATGGTCTTACCCGTGGAAGACTCCGCCATCTCGACAGCCTTGGCGAATCGCTCCGCCAGAGGCTTGTCTTTCCATGCCGCCTGCTGCTGCAGCAGTAAGTCGAACTGCGTAGCAACGTTGAACATGGCCGGATCATTGGCTTGGATATGGGCCAGCTTGGGCACCGTATCGATTGCCTCCTGGATAGCTTCGCGCTGCTGGTTGGCCTGCCGCTCCTGCGCACTGGCGTACGCCTGCTGCATAGGGTCAACCTTGTTCGCAAACTGCTCCTCCAGGCTCTTGCCAACGCTTTGCAGCTTGGCCACCGCCTTGTAGACAGTCGGGAAGTCTTCTTTCAGCTCCAACAGCTCTGCGTCGGTCAGGTCGCCCGCTTTGTCCATCAACTCCGCTGCGCGCTCGGTGTCAGCATCACCGGGGTTACTGTTTTGCTTTGCGCGCAGCTGTTCAAGCTCGGTCTGTGCTTGCTGGTACTTGGCGTTGATCTCGTCGCGCTCGCGCTGCGCCGCTTGACGTTGTTCACGCTCACCAGCCAGGACAGTGAAGGGAAGAACGTGCTTGCCGTTTTTGGACTGAATGCCATCAGCGGTCTGCTCGTCGCCTTCGCCCTCGCCTGGGACGATTTCGGGTTTCTTTTCCTCTGCAGGGGCTGCAGTCGAATCCTTTGCAGGCTCAGTGCCCGTGGTGTCCTGGGCCGTGTCGTCGTCCGGTTCGCCGGCCGACAACTTCTCGTACAGAGCAAGCGCGTCTGTAGGGCTCAGGTTCTCAGGGATTTGGTCTGCTGTTGGATCTGCCATAACTCTCGGTTCTCCGTTTAACGCACTGGTGCGAATAGGCCTGCATTGAGGACGTAACCCTGTCCGGGGTATCAACTGGGCCAGTGAGTCGGAATTTATTGATTATTTCTTACTCGTATCGAGGAAAATTGAGCAAAACAAAACCGGCGCATGGCCGGCTGAAAAGATCATCATGAGTTGCTAAACTCAATCAATGAATACACTGATGCTCATTTGGAGCATCCGGGGGAAGTCGAATCCCACTCTGCGCAGCTTGGAAGGCTGGCGACACAACCCGTGTGCTCGGATGCCTAACTGACAAGGGCCACGTCCATACCTGGGAATGGCCCTCGATACCTGCTCGCCACATGGGCAACAGGCTTGTGTTGGTGGGCCCAGAAGGAATCGAACCCTCATCGCCCGGTTCGTAGCCGGGGGTCCTATCCATTGAACGACAGGCCCATATTGGCGGAAGCACAAGGAATCGAACCCTCACCCGCTCTTCACGGATGGCGACGGTTTTCAAGACCGTTTCCCGACCTTCGGGGCATGCTTCCAGCTGATGGCGGCCGGGTACTCCCAACCCTGCATTGCTGCTTGACCATCAGGAAACAAACCTAGTGACCTCCGTTTTGCCGCACTTCCCATGCCGCTGGTCAGGCGGCGAGTTCGGTGCAGTAGGCCGATACCACTCTGCGTGGCCGTTCCCGGCTAGGTTCGTTTCCTGATGCCCCTCGCAAGGGGCTTCAAGGCCTGTGCTGTTCCTACGTTCTCAGGCTACGCGCCGTCCGATCTCTCGATCAAGCTGCTACTGCGAAGCCACCGTTGGCAGCCACAGCACCCTTAGAGGATGCGGAGGCCTTGGCGATGGCAGCAATAGCTGCTACAGACGAAGAAGCAAAAGCGTTTGCAGTTACTTGGTTTGCTTGGTTTCGCCTCGCGGCCGGGCTCCGCTTGCCCGAGTCGTAAATCTCCGCGTCCTCGCGCTGTCTAAACCAGGTCAGCCCCATCAGAACGACACCAGCGTGGCCCGCACGGTAGGGTGGTTATTGGCCTTAACCCCGCCACCTGGGAGTTGAACCCAGTGATGCCGTTTTGGTGGAGCTGGGCGGAATCGAACCGCCGTCCAGCACGCACCTACTTCAACCTCTCGGCAGCATCACTACTGCCTCACGACCATTAACGCTAACTGCAGGTGACGAACTTACCCACTCGCCGCGTGTTTGGTTGCAATGGCTGGACTTGAACCAGCGACCTTCGGGGTATGAACCCGCTGAGCTACCAACTGCTCCACATTGCATTTATCTGGTCTGTGCGGTAGGTCTCGAACCTACGCCCTCATGCTCCCAAAGCAAGCGTTCTGCCTTCTGAACTACACACAGAGTCTGGTACAGCACCAGGGAATCGAACCCTGCTTCGCGACTAGAAAGGCCGCTGTCCTAAACCGATAGACGAGTGCTGCAGATGCTCAAAAGATGGCTCACATACGGCAGTGTTTCCACAACAACTCACACGGAGAGCCCCAGCTGCGGCGCCCACCCGCAACACCATCAATCGAGCAAGACTCAATATTAAATTGATCCTTAATCACTTGGCAAGACACGCGGAGCGTAAATTGTTTCAGGCTGTGGCGTGGTGTCTACGACTGGCAACTGCACTCCCATCCCTTGCGCCATGGCTTGCAGCTCTCGTACGGCTCGGGCCAGGTCAACCGCAAGTTTGCGGGCCTCCATCAGCGTCTTCTCCGAGTCGGCCTCCTTGGCGTTGATCTCCGCTGCCATCTTCGCCATGCTGAGCGTAGCTGCCTCCTGCTGCATGGCCTGCTGCATTTGCTGAGCCTGCTGAGCAGCCTGCTGATCAGCCTGCATCTGCTCGGGAGTCTTGACGCCTCCCACCGAGCGGATGCGATCGGCGATCTCATATTTGCGTGGGCTGTCCGTCTGCTCAAAGACGATGTCGGCCACAGCGGCCTGCATCTGCGGGGGCAGCGACTTGACCATCTCGGTCATCTGCTGCATCTGCTGCATCTTGAAGCTCGGAGTGGCCGGCACGTCGTCCAGGACCAGCACCGGGCGCACGCGCGTGGTGTCGTTCTCAATGACGGTCTGCCCAGTCGCTGGATCCACAACCCGGCGGTTGAACACAATCGTCTTCGCCTTAGCGCCCTGCCCGATCTTGACCCGCGTCTCCTTGCCTAGCATGTCCTGCAGGCGCATCTCGAAAAGCATCTGGCCAGCGATGCGGCGCGCGATGCGGTAGTTGTCGTTCAGGTCGGCCAGGCCGTTGACGCCCTGCTCCACCAGCGAGTTGATGGCGAAGCCGCTGGTCGCACTGGAGTTCTGCCCCATCAGCGCCTTGTGCACGCCCGAGGCCTCGGGGATGCTCTGCTTGGCCTCCTGCAGCGCCTGGAACTGCTGCGAGGAGATGTCAGCGCCGCTGTCCACCTGGAACTGCGAGTTCGGGCTGCGCTCCTTCTTGAGGATGATGTAGGCGTCCTGTCGTGACACCTCGGCGGCCGCGGCTTCATGGTCCTCCACCGCATCGGCGTCGGCGATCACCCGCTTGCTGTTCATGGCCCAGAGCATCTTGCTCTTGCGGGCGTTGACTTCGCGCTGGGGCGAGAGCATCACCCGAATGATCCCGTACGGCGCGCCCGATAGATCCTCGCGTTTGCCGAAGAATGGCACGTACGGGAACAGGCGATGGTTGTAGGGGCTCGGAGTGTCGTACAGCATGTGCGGGCCGACGTACCAGGCCAGGCGGACCTTCTGGAACACGGCCGGCTTGACCTGGGCACCCTCCTCAACGATCAGGCGCTGGTGCTCCACGTTGTCGAAGTCGCACTCCACAACCGTGCCGGTGGGCAGCCGAAGCGTGTAGCCCTGCACCGCCTTGCGATACCACACCTCGGAGATCAGCACGCTGTTGTCTGCGCGGTTCACGTACATGTGCTCGCTCAGCCTGGTGTCGCGGCTGATGTTGAAGTGCTGGATGAGGCCCGTGTTGCCGTTGTCCAGCAGCGGATCGTAGCCCTGCCAGTTGGTACCGCACTGGCGCAGCAGCTCAGCGAACATGGGGAACATGCCAATGGCGTCATCGAGCAGGATCCAGCGGCGGCGGATCAGGTAGCGCGCATCGGACAGGTCAGGCTCCTTGCTGCGCCAGTCCCAGTAGATCTCGCTGCGGTGGACGTAGCGGGCCATGTAGGCGTTCTGGGCCAGGCCGTCGCGCTCGCGCCCGATGTAGACCCACCCCAGCCCCGCCTTCACCTCGGCCGCGTAGGCCTCAGAAGTGGCGCGATCCAGCCCGGACTCCGTCTCGTCACGCTTGACCAGCAGCGACAGGCCCTCGGCCATGTCGTCGGTGCACACGTCATCGTCCTCGGGCCGTACCCGGAAGTCCGACCGGCTCTTGACCTCCATACCCAGCACCGTGTCGACAGTGGGCTGGATCAGGTTGGTGATGACCTCGGGCTGACCTCGGTCCTGCAGCGTCTCCTTGTCCTCCTGGGACAGCTGGTGGTTGTCGTAGAAGTCGCAGCAGATATTGGCCTCGGTGCGCCACCCGCTCGGCTGCAGGGGCAGCTCCATCATCCAGCCCTCAATGATGCTGCGGTCAAGGGGCTTGTCCGCCAGCTCGGGGGCGACATCGCTCACGTTGTCGGTCGGGTCGGTCCCGAATTCGGCGGTGGTAGTGTTCATGCGCAAGGCCTGGTCAAAAATAGTCGCAGTTGCGCAGATTCTCAGGATGCGTGCTAACTCGTACCAGTCAAACCCAACTCGATCCACGACGCCGGCGCATGACCTGACCCGCTCCCTTGCGCGGGATGGTGATGGCGTAGCGCAGCATCATCAGCGCGTAGCGTGTCGAGTCCAGCAAGTCGTCGTGCGCCTTCACGATCTTCCCGTCCTTGCGGTGGTACATGTTGTACTCGTTGAACCACTCGCTGAGCGTGGAGAAGACGCGAATGCGCAGCGGCTTCTCACCCTTCAACAGGGTCTGCTGCCGGGCGTATTCCGCCGGATCGTTCGCGTTGAAGCCGTCCAGCATCATCATCAGCCCGGCCTCCACCGACGTGCGGTTCACCCGGGTCTGCCCGTCCAGCGTGTGCCCCTCCGGGAACTTGGCATTCTCGTGAAGCATGTTGAGACCATGGCCACGATACTGCTCCGACAACTGCGCGCCGCCGTCCTTGCCGTGCTGCAGGCCGTCATGCGGCCAGGCAAAGGGTATCCAGTCGCCGCGCTGCAGCGCCTTGGGGGCGAGCTGGGCCGGGGTCTGCTTGCTCTCGCTGAGCGTGTCGTACAGGTAGACGATGTTCTCGTCGCGGTCCCAGGCGAGCCAGCTCATGGCGGTCGGGTGGTCCCAGCCGAAGTCGATCGCGCCAATGCGCGGCCACAGATCGGGGATGCTGAATGGCGCGACCTTGATGATCTCTTCGTCGGTGCCGAAGATCTGGCCGTCGCCCAGCGCCGGATAGCCCCGGGAGCGGGCCTTGCGCAGGTGCGGCGGCGTGGATGCCAGCAGCTCGGCCTTGGTGCGCGCGCTCAGGTGGGGCACATCATCCCAGCCGGCCATGACCAGGTACTTGGATTCGGAGCCGGGCACTCTAGGCATCGTCGTCCTTGTAGATGTCCGGGATGCCATTGGGCAGGAAGGATCGCACCGTCTCGCTCATGCCCTCCAGCGGCGTGAACGTGATGTTGATGAGGCCATTGGTGGTGGCCGTCCGGATAAGGCACTCGCCGTAGATGTCGTACGGGGGTTCCTCATCCAGCCAGATAACGTCCTGCTCGGTGCCCTCAAATGAGCCGCGTCCCTGCTGGAAGGACTTGATGCCCAGCTTTGACCAGCCGCCAGTGATGTGGCGGACCTGCACGGTATCCATCAGGTCCTGCACGCCTTGTTTCCATGAGATTGACCCGATGTCATCGCCCGGCACCAGGCCGGTGCCCGCGACACCCTTGCGCGCGCCGTCGAACTTGATGTCACCAAACAGCTTGTTCTGCACAATGTCCCGGCTGGTTTCATTGGTCTTGCCGGCCGCCCAGGCTTTGATGGGCTTGTCGAACCTCCGACCCACCCACCAATGCGGATAGCGGCCGGTCAGGTGCAACGCCATCTCGTAGCCGCCGGCGCCCTCGGTCTTCCCGATACGGTTGGCCGCCAGAAAGCAGCGCTCGCGGTACTGCGCCCCGGCCGCGAAGAACTCCAAGTGCTTGGGGTAGAGCTCGCGCCGCAGCGGGCCCTCGTCGGGGTAGTAGGTGAACAGCTTGCGCCGCCCCTCGCGCCGGGCCTTCTCCTGCAGCAGCTCCAGCAGTTGGGCCTTCTGCTCACGCGTGAGCCCCGCCAGGTCAGGCTTTGCCGGTGGTGAACGCAGCGATTTGCTTGTCGAGCTCATCGTCTCCCAGCTCCGTCACATGCTTGACCTCGATGCGCTCCTTGAACATGCCCAGGTGCTTGCCGATGTCCACCAGAGCGGCGCGCTTGTCCGCCAGCTTGAACTTGACGCGCTTCACATCGCGAGCATCTTCGCCGCGTCCGTCGACAAAGTCCTCGACCGTCACCTCAGAGAGCGCGGCCGCCTGGTCGCGGGTCAGGTTGGAAAAGTCCAGCACCGGGTCGCCGTCGTGTCCGATGCGCATGTAGTCGTGCATGTTGGCGAACCCGAGCTTTGCCAGCTCCTTGAGCACCATGTCCTGCGTGATCTCAGTGCGCTCAGACCGCTTGTCCTTCGCAGCCTGCACGGCGGCTGACACGCTAACATGCGCTAACAAACGGGCCGCCTGCTCGTTGGCCGTCTTGGGCGAGTAGCCAGCCCGAATGGCTGCCTGCGTCCCGTTGAGGTCCACAAGGTACTCGTCCACAAACCGCTGCTGCCTGGGCGTCAACGCCATCAATCCACCCTCAACTTTCCATGTTCTACAAGCCACTGCGCAGCGATGATCCGCCGCTTGACCCAGGCCTGTGATATTCCCCACTCTGCCGATATTTCGGCACTCGTGCGCGTGCGGGCGGCCACCAGCAGCTCACGCATCCGCGCTTTTGTCCAGGCTACTCGCGGCTTTTTGGCAGCAGAGCCTGCCGGGCGCGTACCGCGTTGATCAATGCCTTCTTCTCGCCTGCACATTCCTTCGCGCTCCCCGTTACCTCCACCAATCGCTCGGTGACATCGTACAAATCGCCCGTCGTCAGAGGGTTGGCCAGCTGCTCGGGGCATTCCTGCATCAACCGTTCATCGACCGGTGGCGCCGAAACTAGCGTTGAGCGCTGCGCGCAGGCCGTCAGAGATAACAGGATCGGCAGGGCACATAGGAGCGCCAGTGGCGACTGGCGCCTGGCTTGCAAGAAGTTTTGTCGTGGCATGGTTCGCCTTCTCCGCGTTGAGCATTGACTTGAGGCCCGAGGCCTCCGCTTTGGCCGCCTGCGTGGCAGCCTTGGCCTGGTCCAGGGCAGCGTTGTCCAGGACTGGGACAACCTTCTCTACCGTCTGCACCACGGTCTTGGTGACGACTTCGGCCTCTTTGTGGCGTGCGGCCGACCACTTGTAGCCAAAGCCCAGGCCGGCGACAAACACGATGGCCGCGCCCACGATCAAACCGACTACCTTTTCGATCAGTGACATACGGTGCGTCCCCACGATGAGTAAATGAGCTGGTGTTTCAGCAGGATCTTGGGCGAGTAGGTCTCATTCTCGTGCTGGTTGGATGGCAGGATCCCCGGGTTGATGAACCCGGTAGCCTGCCACGACAGCGGATCGGGGGACCGGGCTTTGCGCCGATTGGTCCATCCCAGGCCGCCGTTGTAGCTGGACAGTGCGAAGTTCCACCGATCGCACTCTGTGTGCCCCTTGACACGGTCATACAGCCACCGGTCATACCAGACCCCGGCGCGGATAGACCATCTGGGATTCAAAGGCTCAACTGCACCCCAAGCAGCCGCCTCATTGGCCCACTTGGCCGTCGCTGGCATGAATTGCATGAGTCCCAGAGCGCCGGTCCGCGATACGGCCTGTGCGCGCCAAAGACTCTCCTGGTGGATCTGGCCGGCGATGGCCGGCACGGGGGCCGGAATGCCAAATCGAAACTGGGCCTCTCGCGTGAGCTGGGCCCGGTGCTGCAGAGCAGCAGCCGGAATTGCCTGTGCGCACACACCCGCTGATGCACATGCGAGCGCTACCGCGATGGACGCGAGCTTGGCGAGTCTCATGCGCGAGATGCCTGCTTCGCGGCGGCCAGCTGATCGGCCAGACGGAAGCCCAGCAGCAGCCACATTTTCTCGATGGCGTTGGCGCGGGCGATGTCGCGACCGATCTTGGCGTCGAAGTTCTCGGGGCTAACGCATGCCGACTCGCCCGTGACGGTGAAGCCATTTTTCAGCTTGAGCACACAAAAGGTCAGGCGACTCAGCGAGGAAGTGATGTTGGCATAGTCACGAGGGTTGACGGCGTCAGGATGACGAGCGCCCTGCTCAGCTGTGAAGTAGTGCTCATGGGTGATCTCAGCCTCAAGGTCTTCGCGAGTAACTCGCGGAGCTGTGCCCACCTTTGCTTTGATTACTTGCTCAATTGCGTCGTCGCTCATGTAGAACCTCGGAAAGTCTCCAGCAGCCGGCTGGCGCGGTATGAATAGTTGCCCCCTGGCTGGGGCGCACAGATCACTATCTGGCACCGTTCTCAACTACCGTGTGAACCCTGTTGCGTGGGTCAGGAGCGGTGCAAGGGGGCGAGCCCTCGCGTACGCACGGCTACATCCGCCTCAGGATTTGGGTTGAATATTTCGGCACGCGCCGGTGCACAGGCAAGCGTTGCCGTTGGGGCAGGTACTGATGTTGGGAACAAAACCTACGGGCAGCAGGTCGGGTTGGGCTACAAGCCGAGGCAACCGCCCAGTACCACCGCAGCGATAACAATTGCGGCTGGCAAGGCCGAAGAATCTTTCATCCCGCGAGAGTCCCGTCCCACGGCATTGCTGGCAATCCAGTAGCCCACCCAGGCGAACATCGTTACGTGCCCCGCCTTGTAGAGGACCGTCTGCGCGGCGGGCAGATCGTTGCCCACCAGCCAGGCCAATGTGTACAAGGCCAAACCCAGGCACAACCACTGCGCCATCTTCAATTTCTCTTTGATCTGCATCTTCGATACCACCAGAGTTAATGTGCTTGCTGCCAAGATCGCGGCTGCGATCCACCGTTTGTCTTTGTCCATCGGATTGCTCCAGTTCCTTGATTGCCCGCTTGAGATAAACCGCTTGGTCAAGCGTCTCTTCGTAGGCGTGCTCCAGCCATTGCTTCAGGTCCAACGGGTTGTCAGCCACTGACACGCCGTACTTCTTCATGCCGAAGGCCTGGCGAGCAGAAATGTCAGCACACACCTGCGCCTCAATCCCGTGTGGCGCAGACACGGCGACCGGATCTTTTTTGTCAGCCCCTGCACATTTCATTGAACATCCTTTGCAACTCGTGGCCGGTGATGGCGTTGGACTCCCAGATCAGCCACCCCGCCTTCCTGTTGCGCCGCTTGCGAACAATCAGGCGCTTCTTGGAGAGAACGCAAAGCGCGTCCTCGACCTGCTTGCGCTTGAGCCCGGTTGCGGCGGCGATGTCTCTGCCCATCACCTCCACCCCGGCGCCCGCGCGGATCACATCGAGGATGCGCTTCTGGTTCGTCATTCATCAAGACCCGGGGCCTCATACGGATTGACGCCGAAGTACTCGCACAGCACTTCACGCGCCTGCTCAGCTGATCGGCAGAGCGCATGCGCCCAGCCTTGCGAGGTGAAGTGGTCACGCCACTCCACCTGCTCGGGTGACTCGCGCCCCGTGGCCGTTTTCATCTCAATGACAAGTCCGGCAACTGCACCCACACGCACCGACAGATGCAGATCCGGGAATCCAGGTTTTGTACCGAGGGCCTTCATCTGGGCCCCTGTAAAGGCATCACGCTTGCCCCCGTTGGGCGAGTGATGCAGCCAACGCAGCCCCGGCATCAATTGCCGGACTGCCTGCTTGTGCGACCAACGAACCAGGCGTGCCTGCTCGGCCTCCTCGCTTCGATTGATCGTTCTTGAACGGTTTGCGGTCATGTCGTGATTTTAATTCAACATGATCAAATCTCACGCAATGATGCAATGTGTTGCAAGTAGGCCAAAAGCCACTTCCACGGACTTCCCCAGCGACTCCACGGCTGAAAATTGGTCAACAATGTTGATTTATAAGTGATTTATAGGATTTTTCCCCGATTCCACGAATTCCCCAGCGTTTTAGAACATTAGATCCTGACTGCCTAATAATTAATCAATTTTTTAGGAAAGGTGTAGGTAGGAGAATTTGGGGAAGTAGGTATAGGGATATATATTTATATATATTTTTCAATATCTTATCTATAAATAGCAGTTCCCCAGCACTTCTACAGCGCTCGGGGAACTCGGAGAATTCCAGCTTCAAAAATGTTTGCAACCGCTCACATGAGTGATCAGGGTAAACCCTGGAAGATTGATTGAACTTTAATCACACAAAGGTGAACATTTCTGTATGATTGAGTCTGGATCAACTGCAAAGAGTGATCTTTGATAAACACCTGCAATGACGGGTGATCAACTTCAACAGAGGTAACACATGCAATTCGTGAACATTCACGGGAGGCCGGTTTCGACCGAGCCCACCCAGAAATCACCGGTCTCAAAGAAAGAGCCGCCCAAGACTTTTCACAAAGGCTGGAAGGTGCTGGGCGTGCACCCCGACCGCGTGAAGGAGGCCAAGGCCGTGCACGAGGCCGGCCAAAAGCGCGCATCGACCGAGGGGTACAAGCCTTTCAACCAATCGGAGTGGTTGCGGCAAGCCGCCTTGAAGCCGGTGCAGTCCAAGCCCATGGCGACACCCGAGGGCGCGGGCCAACTGGCCGACCTGGCGCGCTCGAGCGGCTGGCTCAACGTGGTGGTGCAAGAGGTGATGAAGGGAGGGCACAAGTAATGGCGCGCGCCCTCCTCCAATTCTCATCATGCCTGGCGCTCGCCGCTGTGTGCGTGGCCGCCTATGTGCAGGTCATGCGCCTCGCCGATGCGGGCGCCAGTGACCTCGTCGTGATCCCCTTGACCCTGGCGATCGCTGTCCTTTTTGTCGCCTGTGGCACGGGCGCTGTCTTTGCATGGGAGCCTGAACATGTCCGCCGCTGAACTCCAAACTTCATCATCCACCACCGACCAAACCACCAAGCCCAAGGAGCTGACGGCTGAGCAGAAAGACCAGCTCAACCGCGTTCAAGAGGTATTCCGGGGCTCCCCGCTCCCTCCCACCGATCCGTCCGCCATCACGCTGACCCTGCAGGCGCGCGGCGAGCGCTTCGCTCAACATGTGGATGTGGCCACTGAGACCTTGGGATTCCACACGCTCAACGATCACTTCGCCAAGGGATTCAAGAACTACGACACCGAGAGGTCGCTGGCGTACATCAGCGGCAGCATGGGTCGCCTGCTGAACGGGCCGGCCAAGACGGCCACGGTGTTCATCGAGCCCGAGAAGCACCTGATGGAGTTCGCCACCGCCGGCAGCAGCTTTATCGGGATGCTCAGCCGGCTGGCCGATGCCTTGGAGGCTGACATCCTGGACGCAGACGGCTCAGTTCTCGGCGCAGCTGAACTGAAAGACCTTGGCGAGCACATCAACGCGGGGGTGCGCAAGAAGATGCAGGAGCACCGGGCCGCGAACACAGTCGTGTGGCCCGACGGCGAAGCGCGGCTCTACAACGGACTCTCCTTCACCTACGACGTTCTGGACGCCAAGGGCGACTGGGATCACACAGTCTATTTCGATGCTCCGCCAGCGTCGCGGAGCCAGGGGCGTGCCATCGGCCTGAACATGGCCGCGGAGCTGATGAAGTTCCACAAGGCCCACAAGCGCGGGTTCTTCTGGCTCGGTCGCGTGCTGGAAGCAGCCTACGAGGCCAAGAAGGCAGATCCTCGCGTCAAGTACAACAAACCCTGCGTGGCGAACGTTGTGGAGGGCTTCATGGAGGGCATCGAAACCTTTGTTCAAGTCGGCAGCAGGTTCACGAATGTCGAATGGCTCAACGCGCGCATCAACGAAGCCGAACAGAGTTATGCCCGGGATCTGGCTGAAAAAGCCGAGTTCGCCGAGCGCATGCGCAACGCCCGGGCGGCGGCCGCTGCCAAGCGATCAGCGGCCGCGCAGGGAGGGTCATCGAAATGAACGCCGTAGCAATCTCCCTACCCTCCGACCATCTGGGCCTGCACCAGCAGGCGCCTTACGGCTCCCAGATACTGCAGGCTGGCGGCGATCTGCGCTATCCGGAGATCGTCACCGGCGATGTGCTGCAGATCGACTTCGACGTCAAATCCATCAAGCACGACGGCCTGTACTTGATCGTCATTCGCAGCAAGGACGGCGCGCCGTGGCGCTGCGCCCGCCGCTTCATGCGCGTGCCCAGCTTTTCCAGCGTGGGCATCGCCATCCACGGCCAGGACGTTTCCGCCGAGGGCTGGGCGCCCGTGCCCGATGAACTCATGAGCCGCATTGAAGTTTTCGGCGCGATCCGCGAGGTCTTCAAGCCCGTGAGCAAGTTGGGGCGGTAGTGCGATGTCATTCCCACGCCCACCCACCGCCCATGTCTGCGATTACATGCGCAGCTCAGTGGCTGTTCTGTACGACTACCTGTTGGGAGCAGGCGACGAGGTTCCCATTCCTCGCAAGCTCTCAATCTCCAAGCTGGCGATCATGCTGCGCGACGAGATTGACGCCGCGAAGCGCGAGTCGCCCTCGGTGGCTGCCCAGCAGGACCAGAAATTCCAGGCCATGAAGGCCCAGCTGCTCAAGAAGCCGCGCAAGAACTCCCGCCTCTACAAGGAAATCAATCATGGATAGGCCCACTACCCCTGCCCCCAACATCATCGAGCTCGCGCTGCAGTACGGCGCATCCAGCTACCGCAATCGCTCGGACACCGCCCACCCGGCGTACGGCTTCACCGAGCGGGGACTACTGCAGTTTGCCGAATCGCTGGTTGCGCGGGCCCACCCGCGAATAGCCGCGCTCCATACCATCGCGCAATATCCGGCCACCGAGTCTTTGCTGAACATGGATGCAGCGAACATGCGCAAGCTCGCCACCGATGCGGTGGCTGGGTTGAAAAGCGATCGCACAGAGCACCCTGCGGCAACCACCACGGACGACGCTGACAAGGCGCTCGCCGATGTCATAAAGGAGCGCGACGACGCCGAAGAATTCGGCGACAAGCTACTCGACCTGGTGCTCGGCAATGACCGGCCGGAATGGAGCAGCGCATACGGCACTGATGACGCACTGCTGCAGGTTGAAGAAAAGCTTGTTGCTTTGGAGCGTGCTCAGGCAGGAACCTCCAGCACCCTGGCCAGCGACATATCAGGTGCTGGTGCAGCAGCACTCGATGCGTATTTGACCATCTGCAGGACGAATGCAATCGTGCCCGATGTGGGCGGCGCATGGGCCAGCGCATTCCGCGCCGGCGCGGACTACGCTGCCCAGGCGATGGCCACACAAGCGGGCCCGGCCACCTGGGACCTGATCGAACAGCTGGTGCAGCTGGAATGCAGCAGAGAGCGGCTGCACCTGGAGTACATGGGCAAGGCAATGCCGGCGGATGTGTACCTGCGCTTCCAAAAGCTGCGCGACGAGCGTATCCCGGCACTGCAGTCCCAACTGCGCGCCGCCCTTGCCGCCACCCCAGCCCATCCAGCTACCGAGGATTCCTCGGCAGGTAACCAGCTGGCGGCGCTGATCGAGGGCATGTCGGTGTCGGTCGATGTGAGCACGGGCGACCACGACGCCGGCCACCGCTATTTCGGCACCGTCACCGAGGTGATGGAGGATGCAGGCGACAAACACGGCGTGACGCTACTGGTGCAGGATGCAAAGCCGAATTTCGAGCACCCCCAGGCAAAGGTGCAGGCCGAGCCGGTGGCAATGTCCGCAGTGCAGCGCGAAACTGTAGCGAAGCTGTTGGAGCTAGCCCGCATCGTAGATCGCGCAGTCGAGGATTGGGGCGAGTCGCAGGAAGATGGATCAAGTAACGTCATCTTCCACCAGGAAGAAGCCGACGCCCTCGGCGTGATCCTCGACTTTCTGGATGGCCTGCCCGAGAACCCCGACCCCATGATTTTGGAAGGCGGCACGCTCAAAGCGGCGCGACTACTGGCAGAACCCCAGGTCCAGCCCGCTGATGCGCTGTCCCAGGCTGCGCTCGATGTGCTGGCCGAGCGTGCGCGCCAGATCGAACATGAAGGCTACGAGCCCGAGGCGGATGATGCCTACGAGGATGCCCAGCTGGCCGCAGCGGCCGCGACCTATGCCCTGTTGGCAACAGGGGCCGATGGCTGGCGCGTGGATGACCACTGGCCGTGGTCTGAACTCTCACTCAAAAAGGGCGAGCCGCGTCGCATGCTGGAGAAGGCCGGCGCGCTGATCCTGGCCGAGATGGAGCGTCTCGACCGCGCCACCCAGAAAGGCGGTGCAGCATGACGCTACTTGAAATTTTGGCTCGTGCCTGGACCGAGTGGAAGGGCGGAATGCGGGTCTACCAAGACACAGACGGAGACCTGGTAGCCAGCAACGGCTATGGCTTTCGTCATGTGTGCGGGCACGCAGAGATCGCAAGCGACCGAGCCACAGCAATCGTCACGGCTGAGAAATGGGCCGCCCAGCGGGCTACAAACGGCGCCCAGGCGACGAAACAAAAAGGACTCACCCTTATTGAGACCTTGCTGGTGGTCGCATTCACCGTTGTCGCGATCCTGGTCGGCAGCTGCGTGATGGACCCCGAGCGAGTGGCTCAACGCGCCGCCGAGGAAGCCGCTGAGAAAAAGGCCGTTGAATCGAAGCGCCAAGCCGAACTCAAGCCGCGAAAAATCAGCGAGGCCGATGGCTGCGAGGTCTGGGCGTTCAACCCCGGCCAGCGCTGGCAGTACTTCACACGCTGCGGCAGCAAGACCGAAACCAAGACCACTTGGGACGAATGCCGCACCGTCACATCCGGCAAGACATCCCGCACCGAGTGCACGCCCCACAGCGCGACCGTGACCAACGAACCCAAGGACGCTCAATGACCGTTATTTGCGACTACTGCCAGCGCCCCGCCGCGCTGGTATCTGGAACAGATGTGTATCCACACCGCCCGGATTTGAATACCTTGAAGTTCTGGAAGTGCGCCGGCTGCAAGGCCTGGGTCGGCTGCCACAAGAACAGCGCTGACCATGCGCCGCTGGGGCGCCTGGCAGACGCCAAGCTCCGCGCCGCCAAGTCGGCTGCGCACGCCGCTTTTGATCCACTGTGGAAGAGCGGCGAGTTCAGCCGTAGTGGTGCGTACAGCTGGCTGGCCGCGCGGCTGGGGATCGCTGGCGACAAATGCCACATCGGCATGTTTGACCTGGCCACCTGCTCGCGAGTGGTCAACGTAGTGAGTGAACGGAAGGAAGCAGCATGACAAAGCCCATGCCCGAAAACACAGACGCGCTCAGCCTGGCAGGCTGGATCGACTCGGATTTCGATCCAGACGAAATGCTCGAGTGCGGATACGACGCCATTGCGGCCGAGCTGCGCCGGCTGAGTAAAGTGGAAGCGGCCTTCAAGGAATGGGTCGATAAAACCGATTGGGTGCAGCGCACGGCGAAACCGGCCGAGCTGGGCGTACACCGGGCCGATGTGCTGGCCAACCGCATCGCGGCACTGGAGGCCGAACTGAAAGACACCAACGACATGAACCAGCAGCTGCGTGACCAGAACACCGCAGTCGACGCGGCGTGCGCGGCGCTGGAGAAAGCCGGTATCGAAGCGGCCAACCGCGCCGCAACAGCCGAGCAGCAAGTCACCGCCCTCACCCAGCGCCTGGACATGGCCAATCGGCTGAACACCGATGCGCGTGAGCAGTTGGCCCAGAAAGCTGCCAGCGAGCGCCTGGCTAAGACATTCCCACAGACGGCCGAAATGTTTCATCCGCTCTACGTCCAAGGTTTTAAGGCTGGCTATCGCCGGGGTGGTGCGCGCGGGAAGCGCTCTGTGTTACGCCAGGTCGGTCAGTTGGTTGATGAGGTGCTGGCCGCCCCTCTTCCACCTAAGCGGGAGCCGCTGACGGATGAACAGATTGCACGGGCTGCTGTAAATGCAGGTATGAAGCCGATATATGACAAGCCCAAAAAGCCTATGGTGAATGCACTGGGCTCCAGTGTCCCGTTCACATGGCTCAAGGCTTTCGCACACGGAATAGGAGCTATCAATGCCCGGTAACTTCTTCGACCTTCCAGCGGACCAAACCTGCAGGCACTCGGAGCACTTCCCTCCGACCCATCTCTACATACCGCCCGGCAAAGGCTACATCCACACCTGCCCAGCGTGTGGCCACACTCAAACGGTCGTACCTAAGCAAGTGACCATGGGCGCGCCAACCTCACACTGGACCGAAAAATGACACAGCCCCAAATCACCGACGCCCAAATTGACGAGATCTTCAACGCCATGCCTGGTGGCCCTGCAGGCTTCTTGAAGTCATGGGGCTACCGCCAGTTTGCCCAGCAGCTGCTCGCACTGCGCGTCATGCCTACCTGGGAGCCGGCATTCGACATCATGGTCCCCGGTCAAGAAGAGCTGGTAATGCAGTTCTGTATGGAAATCGCGGGTCCCAAAGGCAGGCCAGGCCGGCTCCCTGACGCAGTACGCTTACTCGAAATGGCCCAGGCGCTGTACCAAGTTGAGCGGCAAGCTGCTGATGGATTGCTAAATGGCGGAGCCCTGGAAGCCCCGCCGGGCGCTGGCATCCAACTGGAGAAGACCAATGAAACCCATTGAGTGGCTGATCGGCGCCGTCTTTACTGCGGCAGTCTTCGGATTTGTGTACTTCATTTCCCAGGCCCATGTAGACCCCGATGTCGGGTTCCCGGGCGCATCCGAGGTGTCCTGGGGATTCAACGGTGTCACCGAGACTCGCTGCATCAGTGGGCTGAAATTCGTCGTAGGCGAAGGCGGACAGGCCCGCCAAGTAATTGGTGCAAACGGTTTGGGCGTACCGTGCGGGGGTGCGCAATGACCCACCAAACCCTCGTAGCCCTGGCCATCGCCGGGCACACACTTACAACCCTGAGCGCTGTGGCCGGCGCCGTGTTCCTGGCATACCATGGGCGCGCAGGCTGGGGCTGGCTAATCCTCCTGGCCGTCTGCTTGGGCAGCTACAGCGTGGTGAAGTCACATGCCTAAGCCAATGCAAATGATCGAGTGCAAATGCGGGGATTCATTCGACATCGACAGTTACAACGCAGGATTCACCGATGCAGCAGGCAGATGCCCGAACTGCGATGCAGCCGAAACTGCGTCCCAGAAGCTCACCCAACAAGGGGAGCTTCCCCCTCTGGAGGCCGGAGTGTACGAACTCAACCGGCTTGCCGATCTGATAAAGGTGCCGATTCATCGGCGCAGCGATTGCGTCCATGAATTGCTGTTGGCACTGGAGCTTCTGGAATTCGCCACCGGCGGAGAGGCTGAGCCAGAACTTGTCGGGCCTCTGATTTGGAGGGATGACGGGATCACATCCGTAGACCTTACTCTTGGAGACGGAAAGCTGACGCTTACCGAAGAAAAGGGCGAGGATGCTTGAATGACCCAGTACTACACCACCACCGAGGTTGCCGAGCGCGAGGGCCTGAGCCGCTTCGCTGTGCTGCACATGTGCCGGCGCGGGACCATCACCCCGGCCAAGATGGTCGCCGGGCGCTGGCTGATCCACGCCGGCTATCACTTCACCTACCGGCCACCGGGAAGGCCGAAAAGTGGCGGACCTGCTTCACCCATGCCTTAGCCTCATGCGAAGATGCGCTCACCGCAACATGGAGCGCATCTTGAGTACAACTTATAAGTCGAGTGAATTCGGGTACTACCCATTTCCAATAGATCTAAAGGGCGATAGATTTTCAATTGAAACGCTCCAAGATTTAGATGGAGCCGTCCATTCTGTGAAAACTCATAAAAATACTTTTGGTAGTTGGATCTATTCTGGGCCACGCGTGCGTCAAGTAAGCAAAGCTATGACGACGGAGTTGCCTTACCCTCAGCGAATATTCGGACTTCCCAAAACCCACCGGCTGACGATTCAAACAGACGACGATGAGGCGATATCGTTTGTTGTTTGGTGTCTATCATTTTTCCTTGGCATGGAGCTCACCACAACGGAAGCGGGATATCTTGATGGCGCTCCGATTGAGCCAGGACACCTCACAGACTTCGTAATCAATGAGGATCCCGGTCGAGTTGTTGAGATAGCGCTTGGCATTCTTTCCACAGAAGGCAATAAATCTGTGGTACCTGCTAGGTATGCAGCTGTGATCCATGCTCTATTTCTATCCAACTATCATCAATATTTCCCGTTTGAAAAATTTCACTACGCGTATGTTGCTATCGATGCCTGCTACCGTCTTCAAGAAACACGGGTAAATTTGAAGCGCGATATACCTCACAAACAAAGAATAATGTGGGTGTGCAACGAGTTATCTGTACCCGCCCCAACATGGGCTGACCCTGGTTCGCCAAATAATATTGCTGACGAAAGGAATTTAGCAGTTCACGAGGCTTTGTTCTTCGGCGGTCCCCTGGGCTACAAAACTATTAGCGGGAATCCAAAGTGGGCAGCGGAGGGAAATTTGATTGAGCAAATGCAAGCTCTGGTTTGCCGACTACTGGTGGCGCTGTTTGGCTTTAGCCATACGGCGTACGCCCGAAGCCCCGCGAACTCTAAGCAAACCCAAGAGTTAAGCCTTGCATAAAAAAACCCGCCACGGAGGGCGGGTGCGCAATTCAACAGAGCAACACTAGGCTGCTACGTAGCATTCTACAAGGCTATTCTCAATCGACTTAGAAATAAGTTTGGCCTGGATAGCAGTATCCACCAGTTCGTCCAGCTCCTTGGCCTTGCACTTCATCAGCTTGAGCAGCTTCGATCGAGGCATGAAGCCCTGCGCCATCAGCGCGCTCTGTCCATCGGCAGCGCTGGTGAGCTTGCGCACCTTCTGTATGTAACCCAGCATGCGCTGCAGCTGCTCGTCGAACTGGCTGACCGTGCGCGATCTGGTCACCGCATCCAGTAGGCGTGAGTCGTAGTACTGCACATACTCGATGGCCCACTTGAGGTGCTGGGGCGTGATGACGGTGTTCTGCGCCCTCTCTGCCTTGCAGGCAATCATGGCCAGGCGCAGCGACTTCTCCAGCGTGCGGCCGAGCAGCACATCAACACCCTCGTGCTCAAACTTGTCCTTCCAGCCGTTGAGCTTACGCTCGAAGGACTGGATCAGCGGCAAGCAGGCATCGTCGAAGACCAGGGGGATGGTGTTCGGCTTCACATCCGGCCCGCAGACTCCAGCCAGGTCGCCGAAGGCCTGCCCCGTGATGTGCACCAGTTTGCACCACTCGGTGATGTGGAGTGGCACGTCTGCCGCGCGGCTGTTGAGGTTGATCAGTTGCCGGGGGCGGGTTGACTCAACCACGATGCAGCGCCCCAGAAAGCCATCCTTGATCAGATCGTCGGTCAGGTTGCTATAGAAGGTGTTGCCGGTCGTGGCTCCCAGCAGTGTGATGCCCGGGTTGTAAACCACGCGGGCCTGCACCTGCTGGTCCTGGCGCAGCGTCATCTGCGAATAGGTAGGTGGGCGCATCACGCCGTTGACCCGCCCATACGCCTCCACCAACTTGTCGATCGCAGCTTCGCCGTTGCTGTTCCCTTTTGCCCGAGACAGCTTGAGCATCTTGCCGATCTCGTCGATGCACGCCAAGTGCGCGGGCGCCTGCAGCAGTTGAGAGAACACTGCGCCGGCCGATGTGTATCCAGATCCGCCGATCAGCTCCGGTAACCCGGCCTCCGTCAGGATCTGCTGCACAGCTGACTGGGGGTGCTCCTTCCCCTCGGTGGACTTGGCCACCATGATGAAGTAGAGGGATGTGAAGTTGTTGAACTGCGACACATAGGTGCGCGCCATCACCACACTGCCCAACGCGACGGCGGCGGCCACGGCCAGTTCGGGCTGCTCCTTGGGCGCCGTCGCAGCGATCCAGCGCGCAATCTCGCCCAGCATGCCGGGCGGGTTGATGACGAACGGAGGCAGCGCGGGCGCCGCCTCCTCGCTGGTGGTGGGCGGCAGCAGTATGCGGTCCGCCGCCGCCGGCGGTGATGATGAAATGTCCGGAGCTGGCGAAATGTCCGGAGCTGCAACGGCTTGAGGCGGCGGCTCTTGCCGGCTGTCGCCGGCCGGCGCCGGCGCGACACCCCCCGTGGCGCCGAAGCCATCCGGCACTACGAAGTCAGGTAGGCCGTCCACCGGCACCAGCTCGGCCAGCGCGTCCACTGCGCGCACAAATGGCACCTGGTGCGTGTTCATCACCAGGTCGATGGCGGTCATGCCGTAGTTGCCGCCAAAGTCGAAGATGCCGTTCGGATTGACGCCCACATTCGGATTTTCCGCTCCCCGCCAAGTAGCGATGCAGCGGTAGCCGTCTCCGTGGTGGCGCGCTGTAGGGATGAGGCGCGGCACCCAGAGATCCAGGTTCGCTAGGGCCTGCTGGTTCAGGCGGCTGTAGAACTCTGCGGCAGCCGACTGGTTGGTGTTGATGCGGTCGGTGCTGTCCTTGGGCTTGGTGACCTTGCGGCTCTGATATTTCTTATCCGCCTCAGTCTGATACGGCGCGATGGTGGCCTGCACTCGCTCCAGAAACCCCTCAGGAAGGACAGGAAGATCTTCAACCTCGTATTCCTCCAGCATGTCCTCCGTCAAGTACACATAGGTGTGTCCTTCGGGATGGCGTGTGCCAGGCATCAGGGTTTGACGACCGTCCGACAACACATCCAGCACGCGCGCGCCGCCGATGTTGAAGCTACACGAGGGCTCCCCGTTGTACCGGAAGAACGCTGTATACCCCTTGGCGCCGCGCTTCTTCACAGGCGTCCATGGAATCAACCGATCCAGGGCATCTGTACCATTGGTGTCGTAGTCCCGGTCCAACGCGACGACGCGCGACTTCTTGCCGCAGAGCAGCCCGATACCAGCATCAGGCCAGGTGTCCCAAGTCTCCAACTCAATGTCGGTCGGCATGCGATCAAAGTACCGCTCCCAGTCGTTCATGCCCCGCCACCCCTCGACGGAGGAATAGGCGCCGGGGCGCTTTGTGCCTGGGGCAATGGGGATGACGCAGTATCCGCGCTCTATATAGAAATAGGCGCGGGACTTGAATGGTGAACTCATGCGGTGGCGGCCCCCACGGTGACAAAGTGCCCCGATTTCTTTTGCGAAATGAGCCGATCAACCGAGCGCTTCAGATCGATGGCTGTGCAGCTGTCCAGCTGTTCAACGTGGACTTCGATTGCCACCCTAACCTTTTTCGCCTCCTCGCTCGAATAGGCAAACACCCCCTCGGAAAGGCAGCGCTCGCACATGGCCTTGTGGGCGTCGTACGCCTGCAGAAGCTCCGGCCGCCAATCCCGCCCGAGGCGCTTTTGTTGCGCCAGGTCGCATGCCACGCTGATGGTCTGAGAGACATACTCGGCCTGCTGCCGGCATCCGTCGCCCCGCTCCAGCGCAAGGAAGTGTTCCCAGATCTGGACCTTGAACCCGGCAAAGCTGGCTCCGGGCGTGCTCTCCAGCTTGCGGTTACGCTGGTTCACGATGTCCCAGGGCATCACCCCGGGAGCGATCTTCTTGCGTGCAGTGCCCTTACGCATCGGCGCCCCCTTGTACTTGGTCGGGGCGCACGATTGCCAGGGGCAGCCCTGCAGCGATGGCTACGGTCCGGGCATGCTCTTCGGGTATAGAGTGACTCCACTTGTGCACTGCCTGCGGGGTGATGCCGCACTTCTCAGCGACCACCCCGGTGCCCCCCGCCATCACCACCACGCCGCGCACTGAGAAGCCCACTGGAGCCGACTCGTTCCTGGTCTTGATTGAGTTTTGCAAAATTCCATCCCCAAATAAATTGAACTTTAATCAATTCTAGAGATAGTTGCGGACGCGCACAAGGCTTTAACCGAGTTGATTAAAGTTTATTTTTTACTTAAGCTATACCTATGTCGGACAGGCGGGCAGTGATCTGCGCGCGTCCTGAAACCATTCATAGTTGCGTACGGAGTCTGAACCCCATGAAATCGATACTTGCACAGCGCATACAAGCCGCGCGTGAAGCTATGTTCCCAGCGGTCAATCAAAAAGACATCGCCGCAAAGCTGGGCAAATCGCCCTCTGCAGTCTCCCTGTGGGAATCGGGCAAGAATGAGCCGAGACCCGCTGAAATCGTCGCCCTAGCCAAGACATTTGGTGTTTCTGTTGGTTGGCTCATGGGAGCAGATGAGACGAATAATACTGTACAGGCATCCAGTAGTCAAGGAACCCCTGTGGTGTCCATTGACGCGCTAAAGACATGGGATTTACAGGCGCCCGAAGAGTACGTTTACACGTCCCGAGACTATCCAGTAGGCACAGCAGCAGGATTCAAAAACAATAGCAGCGCACTCCCATCTGTTGCGCCTATGGGCGCAATATGCATAGTCTCTCGGGCGCACCCCCCAACGAACGGAACACCTGTTGTCGCCATGGTTGACGGCGATCTTTTGCTGCGCCGGATAGTGCAGGATGGTGGTCAAACGTTGCTGCTTTCCGACGATCCCAGGTTCGCGTCCATACCACTGGATAAAGCGACAGTGATTGGTCGCATCGTTGAAGTCATACAGCGCACAACGCTCTAACCCTCACGGCCCGAACTTACGGGCCGTTACTTTTTACAGATACGTACTTCTACGTACGAGAAAGTTCTTGAACCTTAATCAACTTCGATCTATGATCTAGTCATCGAATGAGTTTTAGTCAACTTGATCGATGGCAATTCAACACGTAGATCGGAGAACAAATTGAACAAGGAAAAAATCTCATCATTGGCGGAGCGATTGCTCCAAGCCAAGGCCGCAGAGGATGCGGCCACCAAGGACCGCAAGGCCGTCGAGGCCGAGCTGGTCCAAGAGGTCGGAATTCAGAAGGCCAACGGTTCCAAGACCACTGCGTTCGACGCGTTCAAAGTGACTATCACCACTGCGCAGAACGTTAAGCTCGACTGGGATAAGTACGACGAGATGGTCAACGACATCCCTACCGAGTTTCGCCCTGTCAAGGCCAAGCGCGAAGTCGACGAAAAAGGCGTCAACTGGCTACGTGAGCACAAGCCTGAGATCTACGCCAAGCTGCCGCTCACCATCACGGATCGCACGCCTACTGCCAAAGTGGAGCGTGAGTAATGCAGAAAGTCATCATCACCATCGAGAGAGCACCCAATGGCCAGGATGTGGTGAAGATCTCTGCAGACTACCAGGGCGCTGCCGCCCTTGATGAGGGCAATCCTGCCCACCAGATCGCTGCGCTGCTGATGCAGACCGCAGTGAGCCTCACAGGCCTCGAAACCGCTGTAATCGACAGTGACGCTTCGGGCCCCAACCAAACCATTCTCTTGAAAGCTGCATAACCATGGCATTCGACCTTTCATCCATCAGCCGCGGTCGCCGTGCGCGCCCGCCCAAGATCGTCGTCTACGGCCCGCCGAAGATCGGCAAGTCCACCTTTGCGGCCTCTGCCCCCGGCGCGATTGGCATCATCACCGAGGAGGGTTTGGACAACATCGACGTGCCGGCCTTCCCCAAGGCTACGCATTACAGCCAGGTGGAAGAGGCCATCAACACCCTGCTGGCCGCCGACCACCCTTACAACACCGTGTTCGTCGACTCGCTCGATTGGCTGGAGCCGTTGATCCACGGCGCCATCTGCGAGCGAGGCGGAGTCAAGAACATCGAGGACTTTGGCTACGGCAAGGGCTATGTCATGTCCGACGACAAATGGCGCGAGTTCTTCGCCAAACTCGACGAGCTGCGCGACAAGCGCAACATGGCCATCGTGTGCATCGCACATGAGCGCATCAGCAAGATCAAAAATCCGCTGCTGGCAGACGACTACGACGCATACGCGCTCAAGCTGGAAAAACGCGCCCTCGGCATCGTCAACGAATGGGCCGACATCATCGCGTTTGCCGCTCATGAAACGATGACGCGCAACGTGGCCCAGAACCAGCAGCAGCAAAAGGACATCAAGGCGGTGAGCACCGGCCGCCGGATGCTATACCTGAACCCGCACCCTGCCTACGTGGCAGGCAATCGCTACAGCCTCCCCGACTGCGAGCTCAACTGGTCGCAGTTCCAGGGCCTGCTCAACACTGCTCTGGCCCCGAAAGATTCTCAAAACGCACCCGCATAACCGTTTTCGCTCGCCCTTAAACTTGAGTTTTAATCAACTCTACATTCAATTTTTTGGATTTTTATCATGACTAATTTTGCAGACCTCAATTTCAAAGCCGACGAAGTTAAAGACGACTTCGCCATCCTCCCCCCTGGCGCCTACTTCGCCATCATTACCTCATCGGAGCAGAAGGTGAACAAGGCCGGCACCGGCAAGTACTTGGCAGTCGTCTACGAGGTCATCGATGGCCCAGCCAAGGGTCGCAAGATTTTCTCGAACCTCAACCTCTGGAACGCCAGCGAAGCAGCATGCAAGATCGCAAAGATCGAGCTGTCCAAGATCTGCAAGGCACTGGGCATTAACGCTCCTCGTGACAGCAGCGAGCTGCACAACAAGGCCATGAAGCTGATGGTCGAGGTGACCATGGGCACGGACAAGCAGGGCAACGCCCGCGAAGAAAACAAGATCAAGGAATGGCATCCTGCAACCGGTGCTGCGCCCGCCCTCACCACCAGCGCTGCGCCCGCACCCGCCAACCAGGCCCAGGCGCCCGCCGCCTGGAATCAGCCCGCCACCGGCGCCGTTGCCTGGGCAGCTCCTGGCTCGCAATAAGTCTCCTCGCTAGAACAAGGCCCGTCCAAAGAGGCGGGCCGGTCTTAACTTCAACAGAGTTTCAACATGGTAGATATTGCTGACGCTACGTCGCCGGTGGTTGCGGCCATTGCCAAGGTCTACGAGGACCGCGAGGGAACCGAGCCCCCTCGCACATACCTCGGGGCTTCCATCATCGGCAAGGAGTGCGCGCGCGCACTCTGGTACGACTTCCGCTGGGCCAGGCGCGAAAAGTTCGACGGCCGCATGCTGCGGCTTTTCCAAACCGGCCACCTCGCCGAACCACGGTTTGTGCAAGACCTACGCGACATCGGTTGCGAAGTTCTTGACTGCGACCCGGCCACCGGCCGCCAGTTTGCTCACGCCGACCACAGCGGTCACATGGGTGGGCACATGGACGGCAAGGGCCGGTACATCCCGGGCGGCGGCCAGAAGTGGCACGTTCTGGAGTTCAAAACCCACTCCGCGAAATCGTTCAAAGAGCTGCTCGCCAAGGGGGTCGCGCTGGCCAAACCCCAGCACTACGCGCAGATGCAGTGGTACATGGGCAAAGAGGGCCTTGACCGCGCGCTGTACCTGGCCGTGAACAAGGATACCGAAGAGCTTTACGCCGAGCGCATCTCGTTCGACTTTGAGTACTTCACCAAGCTGCAGGCCAAGGCCGAGCGCATCATTTTCGGCACAGAGCCACCCGCCAAGATCGCTACCGACATCCACGCGTTCGCTTGCAAGTTTTGCGTGCACAAGGATGTATGCCATGCTGACCAGGTCCCTGAACTCTCGTGCCGCACCTGCGTGCACTCCACCGCCGAGCGCGATGGCAATGGCCGCTGGTCCTGCGCAATCGCCCCAGGCGGCCGGCAAAGCGAGATCCCGGTCACCTTCCAGCGAACTGGCTGCGGGCAGCACCTTCCGCTCCCATTCTTGGTCACCTACGCCACACCGGTGGACGCCGGCGCGGGCTGGATCGAGTTCCAGCGCAAGGACCGGCCGGAGATCCACTTCTGCGTCGTGGCCGAAGGCGTGGCGCCTGATGGCGTGCGCGCCGGTACGCCGGCATATCTGTCCCGCGAGCTGTCGGCGCTCAAGGACTACCGAGCCCTCGGTGCACCCGAGCTCGAAAAATATCGCGCCCAATTTCCGGGTGCAGAAATTGTGGGGTAAGCCATGACCACTGAAACCATATCCCTTGATGACGGCAAGTACACCGTGATCTTCGCCTTTGGTGACGCGCCATTCCGCTTTGAAGCCCTCCGCTACGGCGATAAGTGGCGCGACCTGTGCGGAGACAAGCTTGTGCTGGCAATGTTCAATCGCATCAAAGAGCTGGAGAGTGCGCTTCAGGGAACCGTGGACTTCCTGACTCACGCACCTCTGGAGACTGGTATTTGCTGCTGCGGCGACAGCATGAGCCAGCATGGCAATCCGATGGACTGCGGACACTCGCCGGTCGATTCCGGAGGCTACGCAGTCGGTTCTCACATCGACGGCTTGAGGAAGATTCTGCCGACCAAGGTGGAGGGGGCGCAAGGATGATCGAACTACGCCCCTATCAAAAGGAAGCGGTAAAGGCCGTCTTTGACTTCTTCCAGACCTGCCCTGGCAATCCCTTGATCGAGCTGCCGACCGGCAGTGGCAAGAGCCTCGCCATGGCGAGTACTGTCAAGCAGGCCATCGCCATCTACCCGCCGACCAACATCTTGTTGCTCACCCACGTCAAGGAGCTGATTGAGCAGGACTTTGCGGCCATCGTCAAATACTGGCCAGAAGCCCCAATCGGTATTTGGTCGGCCGGCGTTGGCATCAAGAAACAGGCGCAGATCACCGTTGCGGGGATCCAGTCGATCCACAAGCACCCCGCCCGCTTCGGCAACACGCACCTGGTGCTGGTGGATGAATGCCACCTGATCCCAGCCAAGACCGATACCACCTACCAACGCTTTATCACTGCGCTGCGGGCCCATAACCCGAACCTCAAGGTCATCGGCTTCACGGCGACCCCCTACCGCACCGACTCGGGCCTGTTGACCGAGGGTGAAAACGCCATATTCACCGACATCGCCTACAGCGCGAACGTCGGCGACCTGATCCAGCAGGGCTATCTCTGCCCTTTGGTGGCGAAAAATGGCGTGACTAAGGCGGACTTGGCCGGCGTCGGGACACGGGGCGGAGAGTTCATCCTTGGAGCGCTGCAGGGCGCGATGAACAAGGACGCGTTGATCGAAGGCGCGTTCGATGAGGTCGCGCTGTACGCATCCGATCGCAACCACATCCTGGGCTTTTGCACGGGTGTGGCGCACGCGCGCCGGTGCGCTGAACTCGCGAATGAGCGTGGCTGGTCCGCCGACTACGTGGATGGCTCGATGGGCAAGACTGAGCGCAAGTCGAAGATCGATGCCTTCACATCTGGTGCTATTCGGTTTCTGTTCAACGCCAACATCCTGACCACCGGCTTTGATGCGCCGATGATCGACTGCCTGGTCATGCTGCGCCCCACCAAGAGCACTGGCCTGTATGTCCAGATCATGGGTCGCGGGCTTCGCAAGCACCCCAGCAAGTCCGACACCCTGGTGCTGGACTTCGCGGGCAACATTGAGCGCCATGGGCCGATAGATCAGATCCAGGTCAAGTCGAAGCGCAAGAGCGGCGAGAAGGCGGTGAGCGTTGCGCCGGTTAAAGAGTGCCCCAAGTGTCATGAGCTGGTGCACACCTCGGTGCGCATCTGCCCAGGGTGCGAGCACGAGTTTCCGGCGAGCGAGAACCCAGCACATGGCACCGAGGCGGCAGACATGGATCCAGTCGCGATCCTGGCGAAGCCGCGCACCGTGGAGGTCGAAGCCATCCGGTATAGCCCGCACACGAAGCAGGAGCGTACCTCCCTCCGGGTGGAGTACCTATCCAAAGGACAGACCTACACCCAATGGGTGCCTATCGAGGACCCACGGAGCTATGTGCGCAAGCATGCCGTGCAGTGGTTTTGGGACCATGGGCGGCACCAGTGCCCAGACACCGTGGCTGATGCCCTGAACTTCCTGGAGCGCGAAGGCAATGTGCCCGTGCCCCACTCTATTCAGGTGGTTCGCGATGGGGCCTATTGGAAGGTTGACAAGTATTTCGGTCTCTCGCATCGCAAGGGGGTGGCCACTGTCGAGCGCGAACCTAGTCTGGGCAATTTAATGAGGGCATGGGGATGACAACAAGCATGGATGACAACGCGAGCATGTCGCTCGCCGAGGTGCAGGTCCGGCGTGATGCCGCAAAGAAAGACCTGGAGCGTTGGCAGCGAGTGCTGGACAAGAAGGCCTGCGACAGCTGCATTCATTGGACCGGCCACGGCTGCAAGGCATCGGGCGGCGCCGTGCCGCCGGCGGAGGTTCAGCGGACAGGCTGCCAGGCCTGGCGCTACGACTTGATCCCTTTCTGAGGTGAACTATGGAACAACAAACGATTCGAGAAATGCTCTCCCCCAAGGAGATGATGCAGCGCTTCAAGGTGTGCCGCCGAACCTTGGACAACATGGAAAAGACCGGCAAGATCCCTAAGCGCGTGCACCTTTCGCAGCGCACTGTGCGTTGGTGGCGCGACGAGGTGGAAACGCATGCTGCAGCTGCTTAGTCGCTTCGACGCGTGGTTGACTGCTCAGGTCTTCCAGAGGCTGGTTGACCTGAGCCAATTGCGGCCCGCCTGGTGGGGGCGGCAAGCAGCTGCAGTGCTGCTCATCGTGGGAATCGTCCGAGCGGTGAACACGGGGTATTCGATCCTGGCGGTGATCTACGTTCTCGCTATGGGTGTATGGCTGCTTGCTACCTTCATCGAGCCGCTCTACGCCAGCTTGGCGGAAAGCACCTGGATGCGGTACTTCGCGCTCTTTGACGCGGCCATAACCATTTCTGCCCTGCTGCTCCCCCTCTTGGGTGAGCAGCCAGATCGTCTGGCTCGCTGGGTGGTGGGCTCCGCGGGCTTCACTTCCTACTTCTATTTCGCCACCTGCCGGCCGCCTCGCCCTAGGCTGCCCCGTCGCAAGCCGGTTCTGAGGCAGGTAGGATGAGCAAAGGGGCCCAGCAGGCCCCTTTTTCATTGTGTCCAGCGATCAACCATATCCGCCCAATCCTGCAGCATCGCTGTGCGCTGCTCGCGATACTCCGCTTTGTTGTAGACCGCGCGCACGCCCCTCTGCTCGTGCGCCAGGCACTTCTCAATCCAATCGGTGGCATATCCCGCCTCGTTAAGCAAGGTGGATGCGGTGCGCCGCATGTCGTGCGGGCCGCAATCGGGCATGTCAACACCATCGCCGCGCGCCTTCTCAACGGCGCTTGAGATGACACGGTTCAACGTGGCGGCGCTCATCGGCTTGTCAAACTCATAGCGGTTTGGCAGGACATAGGAGGAGCTGCCGCCAAAAGTCTTCAGCGCAATCATGAGGTCGAAGGCTTGGCGCGAAAGATAGACCACATGCGGCCGGCCCATCTTCATGCGCTCCTTGGGAATGGTCCAGGTGCGCGCCTCAAAATCAACTTCATCCCAAGTGGCGAGAGTCAATTCGCTCTTGCGCACCATTGTCAACAGCAGCAGCTTTATCGCCACCTTGAACTGAATGCCGGTCCCAACGCGCTCAAGATAGGTGTACAGCGTCTTGATGTCAGTGGGCTGGAGCATGCGGTCGCGGGGAACAAACGTCGCAATGCTGCTCGGCTTCACTCGGTCCGCAGGGTTTGCTTCGACGTCCAACCCTCGCTCAACCGCGTAGCGAAAGACCATCATCACGATGTCTCGGGCTTGGATGGCCACCGCAGGCGCGCCGCGCGCAACGATCTCGTCTGTTCTTCTGCGCAGCGCGTGGTGGTCAATCTCGCGCATCAGCTTGTTGTGAAAGTGAGGCTTGAGGTCGCGCTCATAGACTGATCGCTTCATCGCTCTGGTGGAGTCGGCCATGCGATGCTTCTCCATCCATTCCTCAGCCCAGCTGGCGAATGTGCGCTCGCCTTCGACGGCCGCGACCGCCGCCCGTGCCGGCGAAACCCCGGCATTGCGCAAGCGCTTAGCCTCGCTCAACTTCTGCCGCGCTTCGGCAAGGGTGATGCCGCCAATGCCGTACTGGCCGAAATTGATTGTTTCCTGCCGGCCGTTTACCCGGTAGTTGTACGCAAAGGTGCGCGCACCTTTTGGGGACACTCGGACATACAGTCCATCACGGTCCGCCATTTTGAACACCTTGCCTGTGGGCTTGATGTTTTTGAGTATGGTATCTGTGAGCAT